CTAGGCCAGCCAGCCAGCCAGCCAGCCAGCCAGCCAGCCAGCCAGCCAGCCAAGCGCCTATGCGTTTGCGCATGCCACCCATGCAATAAAACACTGCGCAACCCTGTTGCAAGCCTGCCTGCCTTGCCGTAAAACTACCCTTGCCAACAAGGCAACAACCCGCCCGCTAGCTTAACGGGCCTAACTTACAAGGTGTAAATACAATGGCTAAAACTAACGCAACCCGCGCAACCGCAACCCAAACCCCAAACGCTATGCCAGCCGTTAGCGTAGCCCAAACGCCAGCCGCTAGCCAAACATGGCAAGCCGCTAGCCAAGCTAACTACACCCATGTAGTAGTAACAGGCATTGCGCCAGCGGGTAAAATGGGTACTAATACTGCGGCCTGCCTTGCTGCACATTGCGCGGCCCTAGGCTTGCCAATGCCTGCGGCTGGTGTGCTTTACACTAAGGCGCAATGGCAAGGCTTTGCTAGCGCCTTGCCAACCCTAGGCGCGGCCCTAGGTTGGCCAGCCGCCAACGCGGGGCATGCCCTAGGCAGCAACACGCTAGGCAGCAACAAGCGCGCCAGTGTGCGCGGCTGCTACAAGGCGCAGGCGCGGCAAGCCGCCTTGCCTTGGGCGCTTGTAAGCCAAGCCTAACACGCCAACCCACGCCAGCGCCCTATAAATGGGCGCTGGTTACCCTTGCAACCCTTTTAAGGCTTTTACCCCATGCAAAACCAAAACGCCCCTGCAACCCTTGCTAGCCGCGTGCGGCCCTATGCCCGCGCCCTTGCCGTTAGCGCCTTGCCGCTTGCCGTGCGCAATTTGGCTTGGCAATGGCTAGGCACTAACCCGCCAGCCTATGCCGCGCACGCGCACGCCATGCGCGCCAGCCGCCAACCCCGCGCACGCCTTTAAGTAGTGGTGGCCCCGCGTGCCCGTATAAGGTGCGTTGGGCCATTAGCCCCCGCCAGACATTTGAAGAAATATGATCTATAATCAGTCAGGGGACCCTAGGCTGTGAACCCAGAATCCCCTGAAAATCAGAACAGAAAAAATTTTTGAAAACTTTAGCCTAAAGATCAGCCGATGTGTTTCCCAGTCCCATCACCATCAACACGCCATTGACGATCCCTATTAATCACCATTACCTCGTCCACAACCTCCTGAACATCAACCCGAAGCCCAACAGCAATCCAAGACAGATGAGACCAAGTAGCCTGTAACCAATACTCAATGTCATCCCACCTCTGGATACCCACGAGCAGCTCCGACAACCCCAAATTGATCCTACCCAACCCCTGAACCCAAAGAGAGCGACGACCCTCACTTAACGGACCCCGAACAGCCTCACCAGCCAGCGAAGGAAACTGCATCGCCCCGCTACCCTCAAAACAGTTCGATAGCATAACGAAACAATCACCGAGCTCCTTACGAAGATCGTAAAGCCTTTTCTTATAGGTGATCTCGGCCTTTTCATACTCTTCTAGAGCTTTCGCGTGCTCCTCTGGAGGATCGTACTTACCCACTCGATCCATGCGTAAGTTCCGCATTTCATCTTCGATCTCAAACCAAGCAACCAGAGCTCTTTGGAACTCCAAAAGCTCCTCTAGTGTCTTGCCCAAAACAGCAGTCCGTTTCGGAGAACCGAACGTCTCTGTTGCCCACTTATGGATTGTTACAACAGTCTCAACCATTTTAATTCACCTTTCTTTTAGAAAAATCAACTTCGATACCTAACTCAGATTCAGTAGTGATCATCACTTCATCCTTACTGATGATCAATACCAAAGGGTAGCCCTTTTGGAGATTCACGAGCTCATCCATGGAAATATCCCACATAGAAACCCTGAAAGTCGTCCCCACTTTCCGCCCGAACGCCACTTGCCCTTCAGCAACTAACTCCGCGACAGCTAGAAGCCTCTCCTCAGTCCCTTTATCCATTTGCCGCTGAGAAATCATGAGCGATCATCCGAGTCCAAGTCTAACTCCGACCCATCCTTCGGGAAGTTCGCATACTCATTCTTAAACGACTCTGGAAAGTCGTCCCCATCCTCTGGAAACTCCGTCCCGTCTCCTAAATCATCGTGAACGAGCGAATCTCCCATGGAAGAACCAACATCATTAGCAACCATCCCATCGATAATTGCCTCTTCTCGAGCAGCAGCCGCCTCCATCTCAGCATTCTGCCGCATACGATTATCGATCGCCCAATCACAGAACAGCCCTACTTCTTTAGCTAAATCAATATGTAGCGAAGAAGCTAGATGCCCCATGATACGTCGAGCATTTCTACAGGAGTCTGTGTTATCGACGAGCGAAGACGTAAGCAAGCCATCGCTGAACATCAGGTCATGGATAACTTCGGCGAAGTCTGTCAACAGCATCTCGGAAAACTTAACACGCTCCGGAGAGCGCTCGACGACAAACGGCTCGCATGGGCCGTTGATCTCAAGAGCAACTGTAGGATCAAAGTCCTCATTGCGAACACGAACTTGGTAGTGGTACTCGAGCTGATACAGCAGATAGTAAACCTTGGCGAAGAACTCACGCGAGAATTCCGAGCATTGAATGATGACTACTTTGCTGATGCCCTCTTCGTCTTGATCTAAGTTGAGATTGTTGGCCTCATGGAGAATAAGCGACACATTACGAATCAAATGCGCAGAGAGCTCAAAAGCTTCGGCAATCATCATGGAGGGCCGTTTAGCGTACAACGTGGAGTCGCTCATGACCAAGAACGCCAGCTTACTGGATACACTCAAATCTAGAGCCACATAAGACGAGCGCTCAATGCCCTCAGCGTCCTGCATCGCATTGCGAAGATCATTGTACGATGGGGGAATACCCCCAGATGTAATGAGAAACTTACCCAGTCCCTCTAAATACGCCTCGTCCCCTACTGATACAGTCCCCGTATTCTCGTCGGTCATCTCGTTACCTTTCTCGACTGATCTACGCCAGTCGCTTTTGCTAAAGTCTATACTCATTTTACGCCCTTCTGACTATCTACTAGACGACTAGCCAGCCTCCCCGAAGAACACCAGCGTAGCCAAAGCTACTAGTCCCAGCAAGCATAGGACACCTACCCCGAGTGCAATAATAATCTTCTTACGCTCACTTGGGAGAACTTGGAAGCGATGCACTCTAGAGGGCTCTTGAACAGGAACAAACGTCCCAGCTAGAGCTTCTGCCAGAGTCTCAGCTTCCTCCCGACGCACCCGATCAGCTTCCCCAATGTATAGAATTTGTCCAGGACGCGACTCTTTTTCGAGCACATAATCCCCAAGATTTGTGAATACCGGTGGGCTGAACCTTGTCCCGGAGTGGAGTGTAAGCACCGGAGGACAACCGAAGTGAGGATCACCCAGAAGCCCTTGAACTACGAGCTTGTCTGTCCGTGCTTTCAAAACATCGCTCATTTCGTCAGCTACTGCACTATTCGAGATGTTCATAATAGGCTGGGACTCGGAGACTTGACTATACAAGCCTCGCTCAATTTGAGTTTGCACTTGCTCAACTAAGGCTTTCTGTTGCCTTTCGGATAGTTCCAAACCCTCTGGGAACACAAAGTCCTCTTTCATCTCAACTTGAAGCATTTGACCCGGAGTAGTAGGAACACCTTTGAAATGATAAATAGCAACTTTTGCACTTTCACCATCTTTGCCAAGGATCGTAAGCATCGAGTGATCTTCATCGACTTTCTTAAGAAACAACCCTCCAGACTCGGGAGTATGTGTAGCAGGCTCAGGAGCATCTGATTCTGTTCTGGCGACAGCCTTCTTCCTAGGCGCACGAGGCTTCTTAACTTTTGTCGGTTGCGGAGATTCTACTGTAGAGGGCTTTATCATTTGATTACTCCTGTGCTAACTAGGTTTATGGCTAGCTAGGAAGTTGGTCAAAAGCAATTCCCAATATCAAGGAAGCGTTATGGTTAGCGATCTTTACGGCAACCCTGCTAATATTCAGACGATTGCGCCTCGTGGATACACTCCCGATAGCTCTCTGCAGGCAGCGACTCTTCCATCAACTACGCTCCTTCATCCCGAGTACGTGCGCAGGGCCGGTCAGTGGGAGAAAATTCGTGATGCCTTTGAAGGTGAGGATGCCGTCAAAGCACGTGGAGAAAAGTATCTTCAACGTCGTGACAAGATGGAAGATGACGAATATCGCATGTATAAAGATCGTGCTCAGTTCGTTAATTTCGTCTCCCGAACGATCGATGCCTTAACTTCCTCGATTTTTCGTCGTAAAGAGATGTACAAATGTCCGGCTAAGATGGAGTATCTGCGAGATGCTGCAACGCCTGATGGCCTAACGCTGAGACAATTGGCTCGCTGGAGTACCCAAGAAAGCTGTCTTTTGTCACGCAGCGGCATTCTTCTAGACATGGAGAAAACATCTGTTCCAGGTCAATTAGCTCGTCCATACCTTAGCCGCTTCACAGCGGAGAATATTTTATCGTGGGATGATGATAATCCTCAGCCAAAATGGATTCTTTTGCGCGAAAAAACGAAACGTTACACGAAAAACGTCTTCTCCCGCATACGCGAGAACTCTTATCTTCTGCTCGCTTTAGACAAGAATAACGAGTATTGTGCCTGTCGTCCTGCTGAAGCTATGCTCACGGGTGCTATTGACATTGAAGAGGTACTAAAGCAAGCAGACACGAAGTATCCGTTGATCTTTGGAAAGCGGTTAAATTATATTCCGTTCTGGTTTATCGGAGCATTGGAAAATACTCCGAATATCGAAAAGCCTCTGATGCTAGATATTGTGAACGTTAACATGGCGCACTATCGAGGCAGTGCAAACCTTGAAACGACGCGCCACTACGTTGGAAGTCCTGTTTACGTTATTACTTCTGAGTCGGAACCAGCCGAAGATGAGGTCCTTTTGATCTCGCCGTCCCGCGTCTGGGACCTAGGGCCAAACGACAAGGCCGAAATCTTGGAGTTTAAAGGCACTGGTCTGTCCTCCCTCGAAAACGGGCAAGAGGAAAAAGAAGAGCAACTTCGCACCCTCGGCGCTGTCCTGTTGTCTCAGCGGAAGAACGCCGCTGCTCGCAGCTCTGCCAACGACGAAGACACCCAAGCTGCACGAGATGCAACCCTCAGCGATGTTGTGGAATGTGTGACATCAGCGTTCCAGAATATTCTTAAGACTGCTGCGGAGTGGATCGGGGAGAACCCTGAAAACGTGGTGTTCTACCTCAACAGGCACTTCTCCGTGCCGAGCATCGGTGCTCGCGAGTTGCGTTCCTTGGATACAATGCTTGGAAAGTCCCTATCCGCTAAAGATATGTACATTTTGATGCGGGATGCTGGCTGGGTCACGGAAGAAACTACCGAAGCCGAGTACATCGCGATGATCGAAGAGCAGGTTATCAAGCCTCGTGCAGAGCAAGACAAAGCAGACTTGCAGGCAGCGAAGATCGAAAATCGCAAAGCTAGGGAGGAGCTGAAAAAGATGAAAGAGGCTCCTCAAGAATTAGAAGACGATTCAAGCGATCCCTCATCGGACCCTGAAGACCCGAACGAGCAGGAAGAATTACTCCAAAAATAGCTAGGAGAATCAAGGTGTCAGAAGAACCTAACGAAGAGAATGTGCTTAAATTCACCCCAAAGAAGAAAGATCCAAGTAAACTGCCTCCAGTTGAATCTTCAGTAGAAGCTGTAGATTTCGCTAAAGAGTCCGAGTTGCGTGATTTGTCGAATCGTCCTCATCGATCAGCTTCTGTTATCTGCACAGCTTGTAATCACGAATGGGTGACAATCGCTCCCATGGAAGTTTGGGAGCCGTTCCCATGCCCTGAGTGTAAGCTAGACCGAGGCTTGGCTAAAAGTACAGCAGTTTTCCCTTCTGACTACGAAGAAATGGCCTGCCCTACGTGTGATTTCAGCGGTTTCGTGGTAATCTGCAGTCCTAGGGGCTCTAAATTTCTCTGCTGTGCTAAATGTGCTACGATGACTCCTCTGGAAAATGCCCTATACGGGGAACCCGAGGACGAATCTCCAACAGGCTGACTCCTTGTCGTGAGTGTTTTGTCGGGTTATGTAAGACCGTCATTTTGACAAAACAACAACCTGCGGTGCAGGAAGGAGACTACATTGCCTATTATCGAATTGGATTCCTTGGAGCAAGTCCCAGAGGAATTGCGTCCTATCGCTCAGACCACGGCTGAGGGCAAGTACGCAGTAAACGTGGTTCCCACGGAGAAATTGACTGAGTTCCGTGAGAAGAATATCTCGCTCATGAAGGATCAGCAAACCCTCACTACGGTAGTTGATCGCTTCAAAGCTATCCACAATATTCAGGATGGACAGCTCAATTTGGATGAAGTCGAGAGCCAAGTAACGGCTATGCGAGAAATCCAACAACGTGTTCAAAACAAACAACTGGTTGATGATAGCGGTGTGGAAGAACTTCTTCAACGTCGTACTTCGTCCCTAAAAGAGGAAATGGGCCGGAAACTCGAGGCAGAAAGTTCTGAAAAACAGAAACTGGCTGCTGAACTCACGAAGGCTCAAGCACGCATGCAGGATTTCATCCTGGAAAGCGCAGTTACTCAAGCGGTCACCGACCCTAGAAGTAAAGCTAACCCAAGCGCACTTCCAGATATTCTTTCCCGTGCGCGTCGTGCATTTGAAGTTGACATGAACACTGGCTCCGTTGTAGTTAAAAAAGATGGCAACGTGGTCTATGGTCCTGATGCTATTACTCCAATGACCCCTGTGCAATGGATTGATACCGTCGTTTCTGAGTCACCCTATCTGTCGAAAGACAGCATTGGTATCGGATCCGGCGGTGGCGGTGAAGGTAATCAGACTATCGCAGCAGCGGGTGCCGTGGACATGAAAACCTACTACGACAAGCGTAAGCGCGAGATGCAGGCTCAAAGCAGCAATCGTCGATAAACTTTTCTGATCTTTGCCCCCCGACTAAAGGCCCTCTCTGTGAGGGCCTTTCTTTTTGCCTAAAGAAATTTCTTTTTACACTCTGTGATTACTTGCGCAATTTAACTCAACAGTTTATAGACAGTTCCTGCTGCCGGAGGTAGCTTTCTCTAAACACCCTTACAGAAGGATTCCTCCAAATGCCTGGAGTTTATGCTAATGCCGTTGGGATCGCGCAAGAGTCGCTGGTGATCCTGGAAGACAGCCTCGCCGCTGTTGGTGCTTTTTATCGCGACTACGAGCCTGAATTCACCAGCGGTATCAACCTTGGCGACACTATCCGTATTCGCCGCCCGCCCACTTTCGTAACCAACGAATTTGATGGCGTAACTGCTGTTACCCGCCAGACGATCCAAGAAAGCTCGGTCAACTTGGTCATCGAAAAGTTCTTCGACACCACGGTTGAGCTGGACTCGAAGGAACTGTCGTTGGACGTTCGCGATTTCACTGAGCAAGTTGCTGCTCCAGCCATGAAGTCCATCGCTAACAAGGTCGAAGATTATGTGATTTCGAAGTACACTGGCATCAACCAGTTCTTCGGCACCACTACAACGAAGTTCGACTCGTTGGCAAACATTGCTAAGATCAGCGCTCATATGGCGATGGCCAAGATTCCTTTGGCAAATCGCATGGGTATGGTCGACCCGTTCCTCGCTTCGGACCTCCGCTCCACCGGTGACTTGGTGCGTGCTGACTCCTTGGGCGACGGCGGTCGTGCAATGATGGATGCCTACCTCGGCCGCAAGGCTGGTATCGATTGGTTGGAATCGGAAGCTCTGCCGATCCACACCGCTGGTACAATCAGCAACGGCACCATCAAAGCTGGTGCAGTGACCTCGAACCAAACTGCTGGCGCTGTCTCGATGGCCCTGAACTCCGCGACCCTTACGGGTACGGTTCGAGTTGGTGACTTGTTCACGATTGCTGGCGTTGTCAACAGCCGTGGCGTGCCTTTGGGCTTCCGCGTAACTGCTGCTGCGACGGCTGCTGCTAACTCGATCACTGTTGCGTTCTCGCCAGCGCTCCCAGTGAACGTGCCCTCCACGACTGTTGTAACCTTCGTCGGTGATCATCCTGTGTCGATCCTTGGTGATCGTCGCGGTTTGGCCTATGCCTGCGTCGCTCCAGAACCCCCATTGGGCGGTGCGTTCCCATCGGCTACCGTAAACTATCGTGGTTTGGGTATCCGCTTGGTGTTCGGTTACGACATGTCGTTGAAGAAGAACATTGTGTCCTTCGATACGATGGTCGGTGCTGCGGTTATTCAGCCTGAGTTGCTGTTCCGTGGCGTTTGTAGCCCAGCCGTCTAACTTGTAATTGACTAGCCCTCGTATAAACGGGGGCTAGTCTTTTCATTTGGACTAACTTGAGGGAAAAATCATGAGACTTGTTGTAATGGGAAAAGATGGCCAAGAAGCTATTCTTGAAGAAGGTTCGGCTTCCTACGAGGGCTATCTGCAAATGGGCTACGTGTTTGTACGCGAGTACCAACCACAGGGAGAAGCGGGCGACGCCGTAGAGGCCACAGAGGCAGCTACCGAGCCAACCACACAGGAAGAGCCTGTGACTGCTCCTGTAACTACTGCCCCAGCTCAGGATACCGAGACAAAGGCAGCCGAGGCTAAGGCCACAGAGGCCAAGGCAACCGCCGCCAAAGATAAGGCGTAAGTTATGATTGTTGAAGATGGGACTGGTCTCACTAACAGTGACAGCTATATCTCCGTGGTCGAAGCTGATGCTCTTGCTGCGACGTATGGTGACCCATCTTCAACTTTCACTACTTTGTTGACTGCTCGCAAGCAGGAGCTTCTTAAAGCCGCTACGAGCATTCTAGATATCTACCTGAGTTTCAATGGTACGCTATACAGTACCACTCAAGCTTTGAAATTCCCACGTAGTTTGTTTTATGATACTGAAGGTAGATTGCTCACGGGCGTCCCCAATATCATTAAGATTGCTACGCTCCTACAAGCTGAATATCAGAACGAAAACACGATTGCTTCTTCAACGGAGCAGGGTGTGAACTCAGTTAAAGTGGGGCCTCTGGAAGTCAGTCTAAAATCAGACGAGACAACCAATCCAAGCAAACTGCCGATTGCTCCTCACGTAGTGGCGATGCTCTCACCTTACTCCACCGTAGGTGTGAGCTCTAGAGGACGCATTGTATCACGGAGGCTCGCAAGTGCATGAAGCTTCCCTTAAACAAGATCGTTCGTAAAGCCGTTGACAAAGCGATGGCTCTGTTGGAAGATGCCACGACTACGGTTCTGTGGAATTTTCAATCAGTAGCTAACGAGCGTTACGATATTCTTACTGACACAGTCAGCCAGAGAGGCTCTTTATCCCTAGAGCAAAAAGTCGTGATTTACCCACGTCAAGACAAGGATAATGTAGCTAACTTCTCGTCGACAGGTATCTACGTTGATCCTCCAGCTAAGTTGGAGACAGGTACGTTGCTTTTGCCGTACACTCTTCTCCAAGGTGAGGTACCTAGCAATCGTGATAGTTTCGAATGGGACGATTATAAATTCAAAGTAGACTCCGTGGAGTATATCCCAACTCAGGCGATTTACTTGGTGGATTTCCACAAGGCAGGTCCAAATGGGTAATCAAGTCTTCACAGTAGACGTAGATGATATCATAAATGAGCTGGTTGAGGAAACTCAACGCTCGATTCGCTTCACCGTAGCTAATACTTTGATGGCTTGTGTGAAAGCTGGAACAGAGGCCTATATCGCGAATACCCCAGTGTGGACTGGTGAGACACTTTCGAACTTCTTTTGGAGCATGGGAACGCCTTCTTCCAATAGTGTTCAATTTGATGCAAAATGGTGGGATCCTGAATATCCTGTAGCACCTGGAGAGTTTGATGCAGAAGCTAGGTTTGAAGCTCTTTCAATTAGGCGCGATGTCTTTTCTAATCCTTATCGTACTCTATATTTGGTAAACAATGTTGAATATGAGGATAATCAAAACTTTGACGATCTGGATAGCGGATCGTTAACGGGCTACAGCTATATGATTACCGAAGAAATTGAGAGTGCCGTGCTGGGAGTGTTAGATCGTGTACGCTGAATGGATTAGGCAAGCTGTCGCTGTGAAACTAGAGTCCTTCTGGACTAGCGCCCTTGGAAAACTTGTGTTCCCGAATATTGACTCTGTTAATACAGAAAGCGGCGAACCAGTTTTTCGAGTTCAGATTACTTACCCACCTACAGGACGTCAGCGCGAGTCTATTGGTAGCCCCACCTTCATTCGTCGGAGAGGTTATTTGTTCTTGCATGGAGAAGTTCCCGCAGGTAGCGGCACGAAAAATATCACATTTACTTTAGATGTTTTCAACACGTATTTTAATGAAGCTCGTCTTGAGTTGCCAAACGGTCGCCACGTTGTTTTCGATGTAGCGAACGTGCAAACTTTAGGCTTCAAAGAAGGCCGCTATCGAGAGTCTGCAATAGTCAAATTCTACGTTGATGAATAGCAAAGAAGGCTTGCTTATAAGAGCCTAATCCATTATAGACAGTATTTGGCGACGGTGTCGCAAAGCCCTATCAAGACAGGAGACAACGATGGCCGACGCCAATAGAACTTCCCTTCGATACATTCAGGAGGTCACCAATGGTGTGACTCCTGCCAACCCAGCTTTTCAAGCTATCGGTTTTACTTCCTCGTCCATGACGTTGAACGTTGACACCGAAGCAGACGACACTATTGTACCAGATCGTCAGGTTCTTGACGTTCCTGTTCTAGGCTTTGAAGTCAGTGGCGACGTAAGCGCTCGTCTGCGTTTCAGCGCCTTGGACGATTTTTTCCAAGCCTCGCTTGGTGGCACTTGGGCGAACACTCCACGGCTCACGTACACTGCGACTAGTGCGACTGCAATCACTGTTGCTTCGGGTGGTGCGGCTTTCTTAGCCGGACACCTTATCCGCTTAACTGGTAGTCCGTTGAACAATGGTGCTGTTCGCAGAGTAGTTTCTTCTACTGCTACAGCGATCACTACTACTTCCCTAACGGTAGAGTCCGCTGTCTCTGGCCAAGTTCGTGTTGTTGGTATTGAAGGTGCTTCTGCAGATATCGCAGCCTTGGCTTCTCCACCGCGCCTGACCACTATTGCCTTGAACTTCGTCAACCTTGGTTTCGTTGCAGGCCAGTGGATCAAAATTGCAGAAGGTGCAAACGGCTTCGCTACCCTCGCAAATAACACTTGGGTCCGTATTGCCTCTGTCTCAGCAACTACTCTTACCTTGGACTCAACGCCTACTGGCTGGACTGCAGATGCAGGCACAGGTAGAACTATCCGTATCCTTACTGGCGACTATGTCCGTAACGGTATTGTTCGTCGCTCATTCTCTGTTGAACGCGAAGTTGTTCGCGCTGATGAAGTCTCTACCTATCGCGTATTCCGAGGCGTTGAGTTTGACTTGTCCTTTGACTTGGCTGCTCGCTCCAACGTTCAAGTTGCCTTTGAAGCAATGGGTTTGAATGCTGCTAACTACAGCACAACTCGGACTACGGGTGCTACGACTTTGGCTGCTGTTGAAGGCGAAATTTACAATGCCTCTTCAAACATCGGCCAGATTCGTATCAACAACGCTGACTTCTTGACTGCTATCACCTCGTTAAGTATCGAGATGACTAACAACATGCGAGGTCGTGAGGCGATTGCCAATACTGGTTATGCTTCGCTTGGTCAAGGCCGTTTCGAACTGACTGGAACTCTGGAAGCCTACTTCGGTGACGCTTCTTTGGTTAACGCAATTCAGAACAACACCCCTCTATCGATCTCGGCACCGATGCTTGCAAATGATAAAGCATCGGGCTACCATCTTGATATTCCACGTGTTAAGTTCACTGAGGGTGGTGATGAAGTATCCGGTGTGGATAGCGACATCATCCCATCTTTAGGCTTCCAAGGCCTCAAGCACCCTACGCTGGGATACACTTTCCAACTGTCGAGATACTCTTATCTCGAGTAACTTTAAGGAACTACAATGAGCTTCAAGGATAAGTATGGCCAGAACAACACATTGGCCGAAGAAGGTAATTGGGTAGAACTTGCACCCGATGTTTGGATTAAGATCAGACGGTCTTCCTCTAAGCACGCGCAAAAAATTCTAACCAGTCTCATGAAGCCCTATGAAGCTGCCCGAGCACGCGGTAAAGAGTTGACCCCTTCTCAGCAAGAAGAGGTCAACTTGCGTTTCATTCAAGAAGCGTTGCTTGTTGATTGGGACATTCCGGAGTTGGGTACTTATGCTGAAGCAGATGTTGTTCAAATTCTTAGAGAAGCACCTGATTTCCAATCAGATATCGTGACCCAGTCCGGCATCTTGGATAACTTCAAAATTCAGCAAGACGTGGAAAGAGCAAAAAACTCCTAAAGCGTCTGGAAGTTCCTAAAGGGAACACTGCTAGTGCTGCGAAAGTTAGGGAGGCCTTGGAAGAACGAGGCCTCCCAATTCCAAATGATCTCAAACCTGAAAAAGAAACCGAGTTCTTAGACGAATTCGAAATTGAGATTTGGAGTGCCTTTCAGTCGCTTAATCTGCAAAGAAAAATTACAGAGCACGGACCTAGAGCTATTTCCATCATGGAAATAAAGTGCTACCTTGAGCTTATCCCGTTATCAGACTCCAACGAAGAAAAAGTCAGTGACTTTTTAGCGCATTTCCAACAACTCGATAGTCACTATATGTCTAAAGAGTTTGAGCGTATTCGCGAGGAGGAACGTAAGCGAGCACGCAAAAACAAGAGCAGAGGCAGGGGTTCCAGTGACTAAAGAAATCCCAATTGGTATTAACGCTCGCGGTGCTTCTAAAGGTGCTGACGAAGTCGTAAAAGCCTTACGCGATATTCAGCGTACTGCGAATAGAATGTCCGGTGACTCCGGGCAAAAGATCGAAGAGCTTTTTCAGCGCATCAGTAAACTTTCTAAAGTGGCAGTTGCCTCTCAAGAAAAGATTAAACAGATTGCACAGCTTGGAAAAGCAATCGACGGGCTTAGTAGACTTAGAGGCGTCAACCCTTCTGTATCCCAAAGTGTTACTGACCTACTAAGTGCGATCTCTAAGTCACGCGCTCCTAGCAAGAATATGACTACGAGTATCAAAGCTTTATTCGCTGCGATTAACTCTTACAAGTCACGTAATTTTAGCAATCTTGTCTCTTTGATGAATGCTATGAATAATTTCCGCGGACCTAATGGCCGAGCCGTTAGTAATGCTGAGAAGTTGTTTACAGTGTTATCGAATATTCCGACTGGTAAAAATCTCGCGACTATGGCGAGCAACGCTAATACTTTGTCAAACGCTTTGAACAAGGTTAATGCTGCATCTAATTCCGCTAATTCTGGTTTCAGTCGTGCAGGCGCAGGTGCGAATCAAGCTGGAGCAAAATTCAGCAGATTCCGTACTGAGGCTCTTTCACTTTCTAGTGTGCTTTTGCGTACTGCCGAAGTTCTTCCGGCTTTGGGTGCTGTCGCAGGCATCTCCGGAATTGCAAAGCAAATCGACTCTTTCCAAAAGAGTAACGCTGCTCTTCAAGGTGTAACAGGTTCCGCTACGATTGCCGCCACGGAGTTCTCATATCTTCAGCAAGTCGCAGATGACCTATCGGTTTACATTGGGGATTTGACTAACGGGTATGCTCAGTTTAGAGCAGCTTCTGCCGAAACTACGTTAACTGTTGAGCAGACACAAAAGGCGTTCCGCGATATCACTCAAGGCGCACGGGTATTCGGGCTCAGTGCGGATGATACAGCAGGTGTGTATCGAGCCTTGACACAAATCATGGCTAAAGGCCAACTCCAAATGGAAGAACTTCGCGGTCAATTAGGCGATCGTCTTCCAATCGCCATGCGTGCGGCTGCCGACGCTATGGGAGTCACAACTGAAGCTTTGTTCGAAATGGTTAAGAACAAAGAGATCACGGGTAAGAAACTGGATGAGTTCGTTGTAGGTTTTGCTGCATCTATCGCGGCTATGACTGATCGTGGCTTGGCAAGCTCCTTGGAAACTATCTCAGCTGGGATTGCGCGTGTTCAAAATGCCTTCTTTGAATTTTCACAGGCCGTAGGTCAAGCAGGTCTCACTTCAGCACTTAATGATATCTTCAATGGAGTTGTCGTTCTACTGAAAGAAGGCGGCGCTTTGAACACAATTGCAAGAGCGTTAGCAGGTGGATTCGCTTTTTTAACACGTAACGCGGACATACTTGCTATTTCGTTAGCTACTGTCGCAACAGCTATGGCAGCTTCTGCTATTTACGCACAGGTGACGATGATATCTGCTTACACTACTAAAGTGACTGCTGCAATCATTGCTGTTCAAGCTTTTGCTGCTTCTTTAGCAGTATCTAGTGCAGCCGCTGGGACAACGGCTGTCGCAACTGCGGGAGCTGCTGCGTCCACTGGCCTTTTAACCGGAGTGTTAGTCGCAGCACGGGTAGCTATGAATATGCTAACTGCTGCGATGATGGCTAATCCATTCCTGTTCATAGCAGGTGGAGTCATCGCATTAGGAACTGCTATAGCTTTGTTTGTGAAAGAAACAAACGGAGCTACTAAAGCTCAGAAAGCTCTACAAAGTTCAGGCGCTGATCTTCAGAATAGTTTAGTAGGTGTTCAAGACGAAGTTCGTAAATTAACTACTGACTACCAAAATATGAGTCAAGCTGCTCGAGATGCTTTAAGAGCTTCCACTCTGGCAGATATCCAAGGCAGTACTCGCAAGGCAGGGCAGAACTTTGCGCTAGCTAAACAGAACACTGAGCTCCCATTGCTCGACAGATTACGAGGCAGAGGTGGAAGCGATCAAGCTAAAACTCTTAAATCCCTTGGAGTTCAGATATCCGGGGCTCAGACTGAACGCGATATCAAGAATCTAGTTGTTCAAGTTGATGCACTTGCAAAAGATAATAGGTCATCTAAGCAAGTTGTCGAGGCAGCAACAGCGACTAGTAACGCTCTCAAGGCCGGTTTGAACGAGCTCGATAAAGCACGGTTGTCTAGTCAGAAATTCACAGCGGCTGTAGCTCCTAATTCTAAAGCAGGTAAAGATGCTAGGATGGTCCTGTTCGGGGACACCACGGGAGCAGGAGCAGGCTCAGGTGGAGCAGGTGGTGCTGACGGTGGTAAAGGGAAAAGTAGAGTTCTCCCAAAGCTAGAAAGCACCTTAGAGGACCTTATCAATAAAACGGCTGAAATTGTTAAAGTCAGAGCTACCCTAGAAGCCTACGGAAAACAAGGTGTTTTCGGTTCTACCGAAGTTATCCGTAGGATTGAAATCGAAGCTGACGCAACTCAAATGGCGAAAACCGCTTGGCAAGAATATAGCCAAACTCTTGCCGAAGGAAATAGATCAACTTTTGAGAAAGCAATCTCTAGCGGAAACAAAACTGCTGAAGGACTAAAAGCGACAGCTATAGCGGCTGCTGAAGCTAAAGATAAACTCGCTTCGCTGAACAACGTAGCTTCTCAAATGAGAGGTCTTTCTGACACGTACAGTAGACTTATTGACGTAGAAGAAGCTACACGCGATCTGCTTAAAATCAGTGATCAAGATTTCAACAAACTGTTTCCCAATAGTGTGATAAATCGCACGGAGGCTATCCGTCGTTCTATTGATAAAGTGTTTGATGCGCAGTCCGCCTTGGACTTCGGGCAGCAAGCGACAGCGGCTGTTGAAGAAGCAACAGCTTCGATGGAGCTTTATTTAAAGACACTGAAAGATCGGGGATTTCTAGAAGACAAACTTGAAAAGACTTTACGTGCTCGTGCAAAACTCGAGATGCTCGCAAACGGGGGTGAAGCCGCTGGAGCATACGGCGCTATCGCAAAATCACTCCTTGATTATCAAAAAAATCTTGCTACTCTTTCTGCTACTAACGCTGCGGTAGATTCAGACACGGTTAATTTAACCCAGAACATCTATGACCTTGCGTTAGCCTATACCCAGTCTGCTCGTAGCGCCATGGAAGCCACAACCGCTGGAAAATTTCTATCTAAGACTTACGAAGAAGCAATCAACAACGCGAGCAATCTAGGTTCCACATTAGACGCAGCTTTTGGGGGAAGTAATTTTTCTAATCAAGTAAAGATGCTTCAGGCCCAGACAAACGCTGCACGAGAGTTTGCCGCAGGACAATCTGCGATGAGAAACACAAAAATCGGAGCAGGTGGAGCCCTTGGACCTTCGGAAAGTGATATCGAGAAAATCGTTGTTCAAGGCGCTAGAAAAGCTGGCGATGCTTTGTCTAAAGAAGGTCAAATTTACGTCAATGCTGCAATTGACGCTGAGAAGTTGCGTCAGGATTTAGATAGAAAAACACAAGATTTTCAACTAAGATTGACACTTATTCCAGGTGCTGACCAAGCTCCGTTGTTGAACTCTCTTAAGATTTTACAAGCCGGAGCAGGCGCCACATTAGCAGCTCAGCAGCAAACTATCCTGAGGGAGAGTATTCAACGCACGCAAGATGCGATAGCACGAGCACAGTTAGAGGCCACGAATGTTGGAAAAGTTCTTTCTGACGGTATTGATCGTGCAGGTGATGCTTTTGAAAACTTCATCAAAACAGGAACGCTAGATTTAGAGGCTCTGCTTCGTGACACGGTAGCAAGTTTTGCTCGTACGACGTTTATCGATCCGATGCTTACAAAAGTTCGCTCGGCCTTTTCCGGCGGAAAAGACCCAACTGCAGATATCCAAAAGGCTGCGGATGCTACAGGTGTTCAAATCGCGTTTAATCAAGCATTGAACAATGCTACTGTTGCTGAAGCTCAAATCATAGCACGCACAGAAGCTGTGACTTTACGACTTGAAGCGATTACTAGCCGTGATGAGCTAACTGCTACAACGATGTCCAATGCTGCGACGATGTTTCAAGCCGCCGTGGCTGCAATGCCCCACGCAGGGGCGGTTAACAGCGGGGCAGCATTGCCCCAAGTTGGCACACAAGCCACTCAGGTAGCGTCGCCCGCAAGTCCTATTGGGCCTACAAGTGGCGTTGCAGTACCCCAAAGCACGGGAGCAGGTGGCGCGGTTAATGCGATTGCTGCTCCATTACAAAATGCAGCTAAAACACTGACTCAAGGTAGCTCTGTGCTGAGCCTTGGCGCTGACACTTTTCAACAAGGTGCTTTGAGTTTGATTGGTTCGGTCATCCCTGGATTTAATGGCTCGATTGCCCAGCAAATCCTCTCAGCCGTGTTTGGGCAGATAGCCGCTGGTACTACTGCGACAGCCGCTGGAGCAACAGCAGCAGCCGCTGCGACAAATGTGACAGCCGGTGCTGCATTACTAGCATCAGCAGCCGCGCTAACGACAGCAGCACTATCTTTGACAGCAGCAGCCGTAGCGAATGCTATTCCGTTTTTCCACTCAGGTGGAATCATTGGTAAAGATGGCGATATGAGACGTAGAGCTCCGCGTGGTAATGAACAACTTCTGATTGGACAAAAGGGTGAAGAGGTCCTTACTCCTGATCATCCCCGCCACAGAGATAATTATCAGCCAAGCTACGTCGCACAACCTGTTTATTCCCCTTCCTCCTCTTCAAGTAGTACGGGAAATGTCAACGTGGTTAACTATAACTCGTTTACGATGACAGGGGATAGTTCAGGAAGTGTATCTCCTGAGGAGCAAGCTCGAATAGGGAAAGTAATTTCCGACTCTGTTGAAGCTGCAATCGCTAAGAAATTAGCGAGCAGAGAACGCTCGTTAAGCCAACGAGGAGGTAGAAAATAATGGCAGCTTTTCCTTTTACAGTCAATCCAGATGCTCCTCTCGAAACAAGGATACAGCCACGGAAAAAGACGGCGTCCTTTGGTGATGGGTATATAGCTGAAGCGCCCGACGGCATAAATACGATGCTGTACAAAGACGTAGTGTTTACTTGGTCGCAGTTAACTGCTACTCAAAAAGATACTATTGTAAACTTTTTCAAAAGCACTAAAGGCGTTGATAAGTTTACGATGGCCTTGCAACCTGAGAATATAACCTATAATTGGAAAGTCACTGAGTGGTCTGAACTTAGAACTCAAACCAATTGGACTGTCCGTGCAACTTTGAACCAAGTGCCATGAATCAAGCTTCTGAACGCCAACTACTCGAGCAAGATGCTATTATCGATATGTTGTTTATCGAGAAAGATGGCAGTGCGATCTACATCACAAAACTTCGTAACCAAAATACCCCACTTCTGCGTTGGAATGGCATTGATTTAACACCTGTTGACTTTGAGACAAGTGGTTTTGAAAGTCGTGCAGACGACGAGCTTCCTAGACCTACGATAAAAGTAAACGCAGTAGAAACAACTGTTTACGCTTTTCTCAGATCCATTGACTGGGGCAGGGGAGCAACTGTAACTCGTCAACGCACTTATTTCAAACATCTCGATGGACAACCAGAAGCTGATTCCAGCCAAATCTTTGGAAAAGAACAATATATAGTGAGCAAAGCTCAACGAACTTTTCCAGAAGTGAGCTGGGAGCTCAGATCGTTTCTAGATGGAGTTATCCAGGATTTCCCCACTATCACTTTGACTAAGACTTATTGCGATTTTATTTACCGCAGATGGAATGGCTCAGCTTTTGAGATGAAAACTTGTCCCTACAGCGGTACAAACAAGTTCAAACTTGATAACACTTCTACCACAGTTAATTCCGAAGATGCTTGCTCAAAAAGTTTGCTAGGCTGCAGAGCACGCTATGGAAATGGACCATTACCCTTTAGAGGAACACTAGGCGGACAACCATGAACTGCTCACCTTGCCTTGCTGCTGCGATTAAACGCCATGCTATTGAGTGTTATCCAAACGAAAGTTGTGGTATCGTAGTAGACGGGGAAATAACTGATGAGATAGATGGAACCTACATTCCCTTAGAAAACACGTTTGAGGACAAACGCTCAGGATTCAAAATCGAGCGAGCAATTTATGCAGATTTTGCAGCTCAGAAAAGAATAACCGCTATTGTCCATTCTCACCCTGATGCTTATTCTGCACCTTCTGCTCATGACATGTCTTCCCAAATAGAGACAGCCCTGCCTTGGATCATTGTTGCGACTAATGGTATCAACTGTCAAGAGCCGTTTGCCTTCGGTGATCAACTGCCTATGCCTGATCTTATGAATAGACCTTTTAGGTCAGGTGTCACGGACTGCTATGATGCAATTCGTCACTATTTAAAAACAAAAGCAGAGATTGAGTTACCTCAGATTCCCAGAAGTTGGGGCTGGTGGCTCGAAGGTTTAGACTTGTATGAAGAAGGTCTAGAACCTTATGGTTTTAGAAAATTACCTGAAGGAACAGAACCTCAACCATTCGATTGTTTCTTAGTTCGGATTAGGTCCAAAGTGTTCAACCACGGAGGAGTTTACATCGGAGATGGTATGATTTACCATCACATAGGCACACTTGAAGGTGCCTTCTCCCCCAGCAAACTCCCAGTAATCGAATACGGACACAGGTGGCTAAACCACAATCCTGTCCTGGTGAGGCATAAGTCGCTAGATGGAAAACATTAAAACTCTTGTACTAGAAGGCTACCTTGGAGAAATCTACGGGGAGCGACACGAGGGTGTATTTGAAGATACTCGCAGTGCTTTGTTAATGATGGCTCGACGCCATAATGGGTTCCTGAGTTGTATCAAAGGCGATTACCATGTAATTTTTAGAACCGGTGAAATAGAAGTTCTTATCGGAGAAGATGAACTTCACCTACCTGCTACGAAAGTAGAGGAGATTATTCTAGTTCCCGTTCCGGACGGCTCTAATAAAGGTAAAGGTGGTGTCAAAATTATCGCGGCTATCGCGTTAGTTGCCTTGTCGTTTATTCCAGGCGTGGGAGCGGTAGCTGGGCTCGCACTTGCTTTACAGGGAGCAGGTGCTGTCCTATTCTTAGGCGGTGTAACTGCTCTTCTTTCCCCTAGCCCTCAATTGGGAAGTGCCGACCAGCGGATTGAGAATGCAGACTCTTACCTGTTTAACTCTACTTCTAACGTAGATCAAGACGGCTATGCAGAACCATTGGCGTTAGGCGGACCTATCTTATGTGGATCGCATGTGGCCTCTTCTGGGATAGAAGTTATCGAGTTGATGAATGCTGATGTTAATAACAGCATTGACCCTACTTTTCCCAACTACGGATATCCTCAGTTTGACAATGCGATTGGTGGCCTGAAGTCCGGTAAAGGAGGAGGCTCTACTGCGCGTGCAGCACGTGAAGCGCCTACTACCTATCAAACAGAAGCCGTAGCTAAGCTAGTCGAAATCATTTCTTCGGGTGAGATTGAAGGGTTTGTTTACCCTAGCGACCCTTTCCGCAACGTGTATCTTGACAGAACCCCTGTTCAAAACCCAGACCTTAGTTTCAACATGCGTGGTGTTGAGATGCAGAATCGTTGGGGTCTTGCTGAACAGGACCACCTTAGCGGTTTTGACGAAGTTTCAAATCCTGTTTCAGTTAACGTAAAAGTCTCGTTTGGAACAAACAATACTGTCACAAGAACACTGGCAAATAATCCCTCGGCTCCGCTTGATAGAGTAATAGTAACCCTACGTTGGAATTCTATGACTGAACAAAATCCCGAAAACGGGGATTTGAACGGTTCTAGTGTTTCCTATAAGATTTACATTATCCCAAATGGAGGTTCTGCACAGACAGTTGTGGATACTACGTTTGCTCAAAAATTCACCTCCCCCACTGAAAAGAGTTACTCAATTGCGTTACCTGTCGGAGGTCATCCCTACCAAGTTCGAGTAGAACGTACGAGTCCTGATCCTGTAAGTGTCGCTGTTCAAAACGACATGTTCTTCAGCTCGTATTCAGAGATAATCGATGCCAAATTAACTTATCCGATGCGAGCAGTTGTTGGCTTGAAAGCTTACGCTAGGCTATTTGGAGATTCTATACCTGAGCGTGGTTATTTATTGAAAGGTGTTATCACTGAAGTCCCCACAAACTATGATCCAGAAACTCGCATCTACACAGGCGTCTGGAATGGTACGTTCAAGATGGCTTGGACAAACAATCCTGTTTGGATTTTATGGGGTCTTTTAACCAACAAGACTTGGGGATTAGGAAATCAAATTCCCCGTACGATCATTGATCGTTACTCGTTTTACGGACCGGCTGTAGTTTGTGATCAAAGTGTAACCGATGGCAAAGGCGGAACAGAGCCAAGATACACGTACTCTAAATGGCTTCGCGAACGTCAATCCACGATGCCTTTTCTTCAAGCAGTTGCCTCTTCCTTTAGAGGTAAACTAATTTGGGGTAAAGGCGGTATCATGCTATCGCAGGATACTGTTAAAAACCCTGTTCGCATTGTCACTAATGCTAACGTGATTGATGGAACTTTTTCTTATTCGCAAGTTGCCGAAGAGGATATCCGTAACGTTGCTTACTGTTCGTATATTGAGCCTAATGACGGCTGGAAAGAGACACTCGTTGTCGCAGAAAACGCAACATCACTTGCGAGTAAGGGAAGACGCCCTAGAAACGTCATTGCCGAAGGTTCAACTAGCGCTAGACAGGCTTTAGAGTTTGGCCGTTGGGTAGTCTTCAGTGAACAATACAACGATGAAATGGTGTCGTTTAAAGGTTACTACGACCTAGCAGATATCCTGCCAGGAAATGTGATCATGGTTTCCGATGTCAACGAAATTGGGTATCGGCACGGAGGTAGGCTGGTATCCTGCACCACTACAACCGCGACCATGGATTCAGCTTTTCAATTTCAATCGGGTGTAACGTACACTATACATATCACGATGCCCGATGGAACTCTTCAAAGCAGAGCCTTGAATGGAACGGGAAGTACAAATACTGCAAACGTCTCCTGGTCTACCGCGTTACCTGCTACTCCACTGGGAAGCTTGAACACTGTTTTCTGTATTACCTCTACACAGATTGCCCCTTCACTATGGTCCGTGGAGTCTATTAGCGAGGAAGACGGTGAAGATGGCGTTCTGAGTTTCCTTTGTGTGAAATACACCACGGCCAAGTTCAGTGTGATTGACTCCAATCTTGCTGTCCCAGAGCCAGTAACTTCTCTTTACGATCCCAGTATTCGTCCAGCGCCTGTCACTGGAATTACTATGACGCGAGTCTTAGTTTCCGAAAGAGCTGGTAATATTGAGAAAATTCAAGTCAGGTTCACAGCTTCAGACTCTGTATTCGTCAAAGATTATAAGATTCAATATCGTTACAAAAACGGTGTTTGGACAGAATCTGTATCGCCTTCCGATAATGCTGAAATACCGTATCAAGGTGAAGGCGTTTATGAGGTCATTGTAACTGCAAACGATTTTCTCAACAGGACTTCAGTTGGAGTCAGCGCAAGCCAGACTTTTACTGGGCGTGCTCGTACGATTGCTACATTAGCTAACCTCCGTGTGACAGGTGCCTCTCCAGGAGTTACTACTTTTGCTGAGTCAGAATTACGTGTTGAATGGGATGTCGTTGCCCCAAGTGGGATCGTAGACGCTTCTTACGAAGACCCGTACTTTCGAGACTATGTAATTGAAGTTCGTAAAGGTGCGGTCCTGTTAGGGACTTACTACACGACACAGAGAAACTTCCGCCTTACTGAACAACTCAACGCACGGATCAGTGGAACAGGTATTCCCGAGCCTTCGTTGAATATCAGTGTGCGATTGCGTGACACTGATGGAAATTTAAGCGGCGCAATTAGTCAGACTTTCGACAATCCTGTGCCTTCGGCACCAACAGGAATAATAGTTACTCCAGGATTGTCAGAAGCTAATATTCGTGTACCAATTCCAACGAATGTCCCAGACTTCACCCGCATTTTAATTTGGGTCTATACTTCTACTTTTGACCAAACACAAGCACCTACGTTTGTTACAACAGAAGCAGATATTAGAGTACCTGTTACGCAAGGAACAACTCTTAAGGCCCGTGTAGCTTATGCGGACTCTTTTACTCGTGCAAATAACGCTTGGGCAGCTAGTGCTGAATTAACTTTATCTACTCGTGTCACTACGACAACCGAAATGCCCATAGAGGTTAATACTACGATTACTGAAGTAATTGGTGCACGTAGGACATTCTCGGATCTCCTAGGAAGTGTTTCCAATGCGGCCCTGACTGCATCTTGGACTAGCGTGACTAGTCGTCCTCTAAATCTCAATGACCTAGACACTACTGCACAAACGGATATTACAAACACGAAAAGTGAAGTTGTTGCAGCTCGAGGAACTTATGGAACAGTAGCAGCTCGAATCTCAGCCGAAGAGACTGCTCGGATCAATGCCGACTCAGTTCTAGCAGGAAGAGCTACGACAATCGAAGCAGTTGTTCGTTATCCTTTACCAGAGGCGTTGAATAAAAATCCAACGTTCTCAACGTGGTCAGGGACAAGCGGTACGATTCCCGAGGATTGGTCAGACTGGGCTAACGGCCTTACCAACACCAAAGTAACGGGTGACACTAGCCCTTTTGCTTATCGGCAAGCAAAAGGAACGACTGGAGCAGACTGGGGAATTCTCCAAAGTATAAACGGAGTCCTTACTCAAGGCTGGCATGTACTCGAAGCCGATATTCGTCTGAACAGTGGGACTTTGAATGGCTCAGGCGTTTACATACAATACGGTGTGTCCGGCATAACAGACAGCACATCTTATGGATTTTGGTCAGAACCTGATGTGAATGGTACTGTTCATGGTGCAGGAACTCCGGGACGACGCTATAGATTTGCTAAGCTAGTGCAACTTATCAATACCGCTAATGTAGCTCAAATCTTTGCTATGACTGGCTGGAACGGTTTTGGTGATATTTCCTCAACAACTAGGGACATCACTTGGCATAAATGTTCAATTCGTCCTGCTTCAGATAGTGAGATAGAACTTCGCGCAGCGCGTGGAGCAGCCGCGAGTGTAGGTGCAAGAATCACTACTGAAGAAACTGCCCGCGCTTCGGCTGACAGCGCCTTAGCAACTAGAGCGACAACTCTTGAAGCTCAGATGGCAAACACCTCTAGCTCAGGACTTCAGTCACGTATTGCAACAGAAGAAACTGCCCGCGCTTCGGCTGACAGCGCCTTAGCAACTAGAGCGACAACTCTTGAAGCTCAGATGGCAAACACCTCTAGCTCAGGACTTCAGTCACGTATTGCAACAGAAGAAACTGCCCGCGCTTCGGCTGACAGCGCCTTAGCAACTAGAGCGACAACTCTTGAAGCTCAGATGGCAAACACCTCTAGCTCAGGACTTCAGTCACGTATTGCAACAGAAGAAACTGCCCGCGCTTCGGCTGACAGCACCTTAGCTTCACAAATTACAGTCCTAACAGCAAGCGTCAACGGTAATCCAAACCTGTTTCCATACCCTACGCCTATAGCCAATCGAACACCCTCGCAATTGGGTTGGGCTGGAACACCTATAACATCAACTTTTTCCTCTGGAGTTGGTGGTTTAGTGTACTATAGAGCACGAGCCTCCGGTGGTTCTGCAATGAACGAAGGTTATAGTTTTGATTTGCCTGAAGCTATGACGTTTAGTACGGGGCAACAGTTTACTTTTTCGTGCTACGGCTACGGCGGAACTGCCACCGTTGGGGACAGACTGTACGCCTTCCTCGATTTTAGGTCTGCTGATAATTCAACAAGTCTCTATATAAGCCAAACTATGACTTTGAATAGTGGAGGCACTAGACAGTCTGCAGTTGGTACTTTCCCTGGATCGTTTACTAATGGAAGACTTCGTGTAGTATTCATACGCGAGTGGCCTTCATCGGGTAGTTACCAAGATTTAGTGTTCAACATGATCAAGGTAGAGTGTGGGCCGATCGCTACTGCTTTCACGAATTCTGCCCAAGTTGCACAATTCTCCTCGGTGAGTGTAGATGCCTATGGACGCGCTTACGCTATCTCCGGAACTCAGACGGAAGTAAACGGTCGAAAAGGTGGTTTCGTTATGGACAACAATGGTGTCCTAACGAATTTTCAAATTACAGCTGATGATTTCCGGATTTACCAATCGGTTGGTGGATCGAACATTGTTCCGTTCCGTGTCGTGGGGGGCCAAACTCAGATTAACGATGCACTTGTTAGAACACTTAATGTCGTTCCAGATGGAGGTGGTCCTTCACATCGCGTACAGTTAAGACCTAACTCAGTGTCAGGAGCAGACGGAGCCTCATTTACATTTTCTCCCGCCTATGGTGGTATTCCACTGATCCGACCTGTTGTTCTGCAACCTCCTGCGCTTGCTGCTAACGAGACTTATGACATTTCAGCTACTAATTTGTCCGCATCAGGCTTTACGATTAGAGCTAAGAAATTCACAGCAGGAACCCCAACAGCACAGTCCTCGGGTGCTGGTTCAAATGTGGGAGGTACTCCACAGTGGCGTGCTCATAAGCCTACTACAGCCGATGCAGACGGTAATAGCTACACTTACTCCTGGACAGCGACTCTCGATAAAGTTTCTCAAGAGTTCTTTGGAGGCTCATCTTGGTATGCAGAATACTACGGCGAGTTTGACGTGTACTACAATTCAGGGTCTAGTTGGGTGGTCGCCTATTCTGTCGGTGTCGCATTTGAAAGTTTCTATGGAACTACTCCACCAGCAACTGTCACAGGTCAAGCAGCGACTTCTACAGCAGTGCTTCCGGCAATCGGCCAACACGGGTCCCAAGAATTCGGGTTACACCCAACAGTCGGGGCAATCACAGCTTTTGCTGGGGTAAATTACACGACAACAAGTCAGTCGAGTGTCGTATCTTTGCCAGGAAACTTTACATTTGATATTTTCGCGCCAACGTAACTCGGGAGATCGGATATTAAAGAAAGTAACTTGCATCGGACTGGTAAAGCTAGTAAAGTCTCCTTTAGTGTAATCAAACACTACTTCAAAAAGCCTTGGAGAGCTATATGAAAAATATCACAAAGTATCTGTACGGTATTCTTACTGTCTTCTTGTTCGCAACACTTACTGCCTGCTCTAGTGGTGAGCCAGCGTCTTCATTGGCTACTAACACAGTTGAGCAAATAGACTCTCTTACCTGCGAAGAACTTGGACAACGTGACGATCAAGGCCGTCCAATTCCTCAGTGCTGATAATAAGGAGCCTTTATGAAAATTCAACTAATCATTCTAACGGTTGTCATAGGGGCCTTTTCTACAGCTATCTTCTTGAAGGATTCTGAGATAAAGACTTTGAAGAAAGATAAGACTGAGCTAATTGATAAACTTTCTAAGGCGAATGTTGCAAAACAAAAACTTCAGTCTGACCTGTTTACTGCACAACAATCTAATGATCAGTTAGTTAAATCATTGGATACATTGTCCGACGACGCTGTTGACACTCTTCAAAAGAAAGCATCTTGGTGCCTGAATCGTGTATCTGAAGTCCGAGCAGGGCTAGCTGTTCCTCCTAGGAAAGTTTATGTTAAAGTTCCCGCTGAGGTGAGGATTCTCAATGAACAAACTTGTCCCCTTACTGATAATCCTGATGTGTACAGCTTGCGAGACCTCCTCCTCGCTGGGAGAAAGACAAATAGTAGTAACTAAGTTCGCCTGCCCTCCGCTAGCGAAAACGTTACCGGCAAATGAACCTATACCAGAAACTGACGTTTTGGTATTTAAAGAAGCCCGAACATTCATAGTCACTGAATACGCCGTGTGGGCTAGAGACTTGTTTGACGAGCGTGTTGCAATAAGGCAATCCTGCCTTAAACTTGAGGAGAAAACTAATGACTGAAGAAGAGAAAATCGATGAAGCTCGAGAAATCTTTAAAGCTTCTAGAAAAGCTTATACAGAAGTTATCGATGAGAAACTGAATGAGGTTATCGAGATGATTCAAGGGGAGGAAGCCGTAGATAAGTATTGGCTAGGCTCACCTCCTCCCGAGTTACAAAGTATAGCGAACACGATTCGCCTGTATCGCCCTAACCCAATAACTGTGCCGCCTCATCTGATGATGGGACAACCAGCTCCCGTAGGTTCGATCTAATGTTGGGACAGCCCTTAGTCATCAGACAAGGTAAGCTAGTAGGAGTGCCGTTTGAAGAATCGGCCTCCTACGGAGGAGCTTTGCCAACTCCGACAGCAATCATAATCCATTTCACTGGTGGAGCTACAGCTCAAAGTTCTGCTGAGTGGTTTCAAAACCCCGCAGCAAAAGCTTCTGCTCACGTAATCGTAGATCGCGATGGCTCCATCATTCAGTGCGTACCGTTTACTCGTGTAGCTTTTCACGCAGGACGCTCCTCGTGGAAAGGTCGAGTTGGGGCTAACAATTTTACAATCGGCATTGAGATTGCCAATTGGGGAATCCTCTCTAGTCGCGCGGACGGAATGTACTACTCAAGTTCAGGGGCAGCAGTTCATCCTAACAGGGTTGTTCTTGCTGAGCATAAGAACGAAAATGTTCGCAGAGCTTGGGAAGCTTACACACCTGAGCAAGTGCGAGCCGTGGGCGACCTTATTACTGCCCTAAAGGCTAGCTACCCTACGCTAGTAGAGGTAATTGGTCATGAAGACGTCGCCCCGAGTCGCAAGACCGACCCTGGACCAGCGGCCCCCATGCGCGTTTGGCAAAGCAAGCTAAACAGTAATCGTGACTCGGACGAAGCTGATTACTGGCAAGTAGACGCTCCAGGAGGAGTAAATCTTCGTACGGGACCAGCTACTACTTTCAAGGTTCTTAGAGTCCTCCCGGATAAATTGAAAGTTGTTTGCCTAGACCGCAAGAACTCTTGGTTTAAAGTTGAACTAAACTCAAATGAAAGTGGTTGGGTACATTCTAACTACTTGAAAGATATCTAATGTAGACCGTCTAGTGACTTTGTTGCTAGACGGATTTACTTGCCTCTGGTTATTTTTACTGCTAAACATTCAGCTAATGCTTTAGCAAGTCAGACCAGAGTAGCGGTGCAGAACTGGTCCTTTCAACTATACGTTTACTCTTGAAAGGCTCCATCGATGTCCGAAGGTGTTTCTTCCTTACGAAAGACTCAAAATAATCGCCTCACAAATGAGGAGATTTCTCATTCTCAATTACTTCAAACAATAATTCTTCACATCGAGCGGCTTGGTGACCGCATGGACCATACTGACACAAAGATTGATGAACTCCGATCAAAGTTCGAAAGTGCTGATCAAAATCGTCAAAAGATGGCCGAAGATATTTCTTCTGTGAGAACAGAAGTAGGAATCGTAAAAGCCAGTGTGGAAGCTGGTAAGAACCCGCCTTGGTATATGGGTCCAATTCCCATGGCCGTGATCGTAGGTCTAGCATTTTTAGCAGGAGGCGGTTTCTGTGTTCTGATCATTAGTCAACTTGATTTTATAGAGCCTCTCACAAAAATGAAAGGCTTAGTTGTCAATGAGTGATGTAGAAATCCCTACTTTCCCAATGAGTATTTTGCATGGCTCACAGCGCCGTGTGATTTTGAATATTGTGGATGGGGATATTCCACCGCTATCTAGCTACTATCCTTCTCCTGCTCCACCGCTACCTCCCGCTAAGGACCTCACTTCCTTTTCAGTCTTTGCTTCTGCTAAAGTTAAGGGTGAGGCGACTCCATTTTTCTACAAGGAAGTCACCTACCTTGACAGGGTTGCAGGGAAGGTGGCAATTGATGTATCATACTCGGAGAGTAGGCTTTTTCCTCTCAGGAAGAAGATTATCATGGATATCGAAGTTCGTGCAGCTCCTAATTTTCAAGAGGTTGTTGCTCAAGCTGATGTCCAAGTAACCGAAGGCTCAAACCTAGACACCTGAAAGGAATAACTCGATGCCAAGTTTCGTCTATAACAGTTTTCTTCGCGATCTCGCCACAGGTGCGATCGACCTAGACACTGACACTTTTCGCATTCTGCTAACTACCTCGGCGTACACCGAGAATCAGGATACTCATACAAAACGCTCTGATATCACTAACGAAGTCGTAGGCACAGGTTATACGACAAAAGGTGCCGTCACTACTGTGACTGTAGCCGCAGTCGATACTACGAACAATCGTGTCGTCACAACTTTCGGTGCAGTCTCTTGGGCATCCTCAACGATTACCGCTCGTAAAGCGGTTATCTACAAGGATCGTGGTGGCGTTGCAACGGCTGACGAACTAGTTGCAGTTATTGACTTCGGAACTGATCAAATCAGTAACAACGGTACTTTTTCGCTGAGTGCTTCCACTATTACTGCACAGAACTAACCTATGACTGTACTCGTTGATCTTGCTGGCGTTAGCACTACAAGCACCGGAACAGGCGGACCGTTGGACTTAGGGCCAGCGCTCGTTGGACATCGGACTCTTGCAGCAGCTAACGCGGCTGGTCAACTACCTAATGGCTCAACACTCTCGTACACGATCCTCAACAATAACCAAGCTGAGACTTGTACGGGAGTCTATGACAGTACCTTAAATACGTTAACTCGTGTTTTTCGTAATAGTACGACGGGTTCTGCGCTTAATTTGACAGGCACTTCAGAAATCATAATTGCAGCCAACGCGGATGATTTCTCAACTTCTATCAGTTATGTACCTTCAACTAGGGCTTTGTCTAGCTCTACGGGCAATGGTTTTACTTTTCCAATCTTTAGTTCGACTTTAGCAGGTCTTGTTCCCCTTTCCGGAGGAGGCACATCCCTGTTCTTAAGAGCAGATGCCAGTTGGTCTAGTGCAGTGACTTCCGTTGGAGGTACAGGTTCAGTTTCTGGAATAACATTAACTGGCTCAGTTACAGAAAGCGGTAACTTGACACTGGAGGGAACTCTGTCAGTTGTCGGAGCTAATTTTGGCTCTCAGACGGCTAACCGAGTTTTCGCGGCACCAAACGGCTCAGATGGAAATCCGTCATTTAGAGCCTTGGTCGCGGCTGATATTCCAACGCTAAATCAATCTACTACGGGCTCGGCAGCTACCCTCACTACACCGCGAGATATCGCGATGACTGGTGACGTAAGTTGGAGTGTCAGCTTTAACGGCTCAACCAATGTGACAGCGGCTGGAACGATCGCTAATGACGCCGTAACTTATGCCAAGATGCAGAACGTGACAGCGAATAGCGTGCTAGCTCGCGCAGCAGCAACAGACGGCGATGTCAGTGCGATAGCCTTGGCTGCGTCGCAACTGTTCGGTCGTGGCGCTACAGGTGATCTCACTGCTATTACGCTGGGTTCCGGACTTTCCATGTCTGGTAGCACGTTGAATGCCGTGAGCTCAGCGGGTAAGCAGACATTGTATATTCCTGCTGAGTATATGAAGTCACGAGTAACGAACGGTCCATCAGCAGGATTTATTGAAACTGTGAATAATAGGATCAATCTCATAACGCTTGACTTTGACTCTATTACACAAGAGTTCGCACAGTTCCAAGTTGCCATGCCTAAGTCATGGGATGAAGGCACTGTGACTTTTGAGCCCATTTGGTATCATCCAAGCGCGACAACTAACTTCGGGGTGGTGTGGTCTCTAGCAGGCGTTGCCCTGTCTGACACCAATGCGCTGGACACGGCGTTTGGCACGGCGGTGCAGGTCACAGACACAGGCGGTACGACGAACGCGCTATACGATGGCCCTGAGAGTGCTGCGGTTACGATTGGAAATGTGCCTGCTGAAAATGACTATCTGATGTTTCAAATTGCTCGAGTGCCTGCTGACGCGGCTGACACATTGGCCACCGATGCTCGACTACTTGGTATCCGTCTATTCTACACGACCAACGCAGGGAACGACGCCTGATGCTGCGGTTAAATACTCTTTTAGGAGTAGGTGGGCGTCCGATAATCAATGACAATGCTTGCCTAGCTTCTCCAATATTCATTGATCCGTCTATTATCGGTACTATGTGGCAAGAGATCACTGGTACGTCTGGCACAGCCGTAGTTGTTGACGGTCCTGTTGGCTCTATTAGAAACCGAGGCACGCTTGGCGGTATAGCAAGAGCCACGAGCACAGGGCGGCGACCTATACTTAGAAACTCCGGTGGACAGTTTTGGCTAGAAATATCTACCGCTACACAATCAGAATTGTCACTTTCCTTCACCTCCCAAGTAACTCCCGTTATTTGGTGGGCAAATGGAATTCGCTATGAATCCACGTCTTGGGCTTGGACAGGTTTTGGTTCTTGGAAAACAGAAGCTAGCGCAGATGCAGACTGGGTTGTGGGCGAGCATGTAATAGGGGGTCGCGTAAACAACACACCATCAATACTTATTACCAGAGGATCTTCAAACAGTAACTCGCAACCTCTCCCGTACTCCCAAGACCACGTCGTTACATTCCTAAGTTCAAGTTCTGCTAGGGTACTTAGACGAGATTTGCTCCCCTCAAACTCAACAGCAAGCAGCTACGGTAATCACATAGTAGACATAGTGCGGTTTTTTACTCGACCCACTGGGGAGCACACTGACGGTCGTTTCTACGGCTTTGTGGCTCGATTCACGCAGCCATCAGTGGCTGAAGAAGAACAAATGATACGATCTATAGCGCGCCGACAAGGACGTAATCTGAAGTCGTTCGACCTTACATCGATCTCACCAACAATTGGAGCTATTGAAGGTGGAACACCTATAACACTGACAGGTTTAGGTTTTCCTGCTGACCCTATTGTTACCATCGATAATGTCCCCGCAACAAATGCCGTGAGAGTGAGTTCTACTTCAATAACGGCTGTCACTCCGGCGGGAACTTTTGGAAACAAAAATGTCACACTCTTATCAAATGGTGAAGTTAGTACACTAGCCTCTGCGTTTGATTATGGTGTTTTTATACTAGACACTCTGACAGCTACCGCTGCTTACAGTACCAGACAAGTTCGCAATGCTTACACGGGTTTCTGCATCCGAGTACGCAGATCAAACGATAATGTAGAATTAAATATCGGATTTACTGTTAGCGGACAATTGGACACTGCTGCCTTGCTCGATCATTGCGGTGCAAACAGCGGATTTGTTACGAGATGGTACGACCAGTCCGGCAATGGATTGCACTTGGTCCAGGACACTACAACATCACAACCACGTATTGTGAACGCTGGCGTCTTAGAAACACTTGGTGGTGTTCCCGCGATTGTATTCGACGCAACAGATGACAGACTAGAAATAGGGACTTGGGGAGACTTATCACAACCCTATACTCAAAACGGTGTTATCAGGACAGCCACCTCATATCCCGGTTTTCCTGCTATGGTCGGTCCTTCAAATGACTCAACATACACAAATGCTGTAACCTACATAGAGACTAATTTTCGCACTATCGGCCCTTTCACTGATACCAACGGTCCTAGACTACCTGTCACAACGACTGAACGACTTGTCTTTACCTCATCATTTGACGGTAATAACACCAATTTTGCTAAAAACGGTGTAGTCACGGCGAATGGCTGGGTAGGTGGAGGTACTCTTTCCGGTGTGCGCTTGGCGGGTCCGGGAGTGACATATCAGGAAATAACCATATTCGGGAATGTTTTGTCTGTCGCTAATCGTCAAATGCTCGAAGCTAATCAAATTGCGTACTTCGGTGTCCCTAGTTTGCCTTGGTCTGGCGTTAATTTACTTGCCGGAGTGAACAATTATGTTTCGGTCGCAGCAAACGGTACAACTTGGGTGGCGGTCGCGGACTCAACAAACCAAGCAGCGAGATCGACCGACAATGGTGTTACGTGGTCGGTCGTCACGATGACAGCCAACAGAATTTGGGAAGATACAGCAGCAAACGGCACAACTTGGGTAGCTGTAGCCTTCGAAGCTGATGCTAACCGTTCTACTGATAACGGCGCATCTTGGTCTAATGTTTCGTTGCCATTGTTTGCGGCTTGGCGCGCAGTTGCAGCAAACGGCACAACTTGGGTAGCTGTAGGAACTAACATTAGCCAATGTATTCGATCCACTGACGATGGCGCAAACTGGGTAACAGTGAACCTGCCTGCCAATCGTTTTTGGTTCAATGTCACAGCAAACGGTACAACTTGGGTAGCTCTTGCAGGTAACGGAACAGACCAATCTGCACGATCAACTGATAACGGAGCATCTTGGACGGCAATCACATTGCCCGCTTCCAGAGATTGGCGCGGTCTGGCGGTCAACGGCACAACTTGGGTAGCAGTTGCCACAGGAAATACAAACCAAGCCGCCCGCTCTACTGATAATGGCGCTACATGGTCGGCAATCACTTTGCCTTCTGCTCGAAACTGGAGGTCTGTCGCCGCAATAGGTACAACTTGGATAGCGGTAGCGGAGAGCAATGGCAATGAAGCAGCCCTGTCTGTTGACAATGGTGTAACTTGGTCGTCTGTTGCCTTACCAAGTGCACGAAATCGACGCGCCGTTGCAGCCAACGCGACAACATTTGTGACGGTCCCTTATGGCAATACTGACGCTGCACGAGCAGTAGTGAGCTAAGAATTCGAGGAATATCATGGACCAGCTTCAAGAGTACGCACTTATCGAAAACGACCAGATCGCACGCACTGAATGGTTCAAGCGCCCTAGCCTCGTGCCGGAAGGCGACTGGCGCGTGATCGGTGAAGTCACGCCTGAATTTAATTCTGCAACGCATCGTCTTGGTGAGAAGATGCTAGGAATACTTGAAAGTGGCGCGGTGGCTTACGTGTGGTCAATCGTTGCATTGCCTCCCCCACCCGTTCGCCAGAGAGTGACAAACGCTGCTCTAGAGATCGCTTTAGAGCAACTAGGATTACTTGAAACTGTTGAGTCATTCGTAGAGCAATTACGTCAGCAAGCTCCAAGGGCTCCTGCCGTGATACTCTGGAGGAAAGCTACCGAGTTCAGAAGATCAGATGCACTTTGGGATTTCTTCGCTTCCCAACTTAATATGACTTCTGAAGATGTTGATAATATCTTCAATCTCGCAGGGCAAATAGATGACTCGTTCAACAACACGTGGGAATAATGTCAGCTAGATTTCTTAACAAAGCATTTCAAGTTTGGCCGTCGGAGGAACCTGTCAACGGCAAAGCTTTAGACTGTTTAGCTGAAGATTTGTATTTCGAAACTTCGGATGGGGAATTAATCACTGTTCCCGCTGGTTTCAAAAGTGACGGTGGTTCAATCCCGTGGTGGGGCCGTGTAGTCATTAATCCAACACACAATCAAAGAGCGTGGTGGGTTCACGATTGGGCATGGGAGAACAACCGAAAAGACCATGATAAACTTTTACGAGAAGCTTTAAAAGTAGATAATTGCCCTAGATTAAAAAGACATTTAATTCTGTTAGCTGTTCAATTTGCTTGGTGGCTTTATAAATGAAATACCCAACTGATCCTCGCAGACTTCTTGAGATCATAGACAAGTTAGAAAATCGTATTCTGGACTTAGAATCCCAATTGCCAGTTTATCACCCTATAGAGGATAATAGGATTAACTATAGGCTTTCGGGAAAACTACTTAAACTTTTCAATTTACTAAAATACGATAAAGCTGTAGAGCTGGATACGCTCTGTGGATATGTCGGTACCGACAATCGAGAAACAGTTAGAATGAATCTGTGCCATCTTCGTAAGAAACTTATTAAGCACGGTATTGGAATCACTAATTATAGAGGTCTTGGTTACTGTTTGATTAAGATAAGTCCTGAAAAAGTTTCATTCTCCATGAGTAGCCAATTACAGGAGCTTTTTAACCTTCTCAGTTATAGTAAGTACTCTACTATTGAAAAACTTATTGTGTCGTACAGAGCTAAAAACAAGAGGGCTATTTATAACAAGATTCATAGTTTACGCATGTTTCTTCAAAACCAAGGTATAACCATTGACCATATTCAGGATAAAGGATATATCTTGCGTAAAATGACTAAACTGGAAACTGAAGATTTTTCAGACCCTCTCTAAAACAAGCTGGCCTTCCGCGCCGAGAGGTTGCCAATTTCTAAGTAATCTGATAAGTTACTCACTCTTGCTTATTCACTGTGCTATTGAGCACAAGGAGAGTCTAAAGTGGCTGATGGTGTACCTGTAACTCCCGGAGCTGGTGTTGAAATTGCTTCGCGAGAGGTTCCGTACTCTGGCGAAAATATGCAGATGCAGGTCGTTGGCTTAGCTACGCTTGAAGGTGCTGACGATGCCAAGGTCGCTACGGATATCTCGCCCGATAATCCGATACCAATCGCTGCGTATGGTGAGCTGATCGAAGTTCTTGAAGCGATGCGGATGGGAATCAATTCGCTTGCTAAGTCTATTGGCTTTGCACTTCCAAACGCCCAAGGCTTTCCGATGATGGAAGCGCGTCAAACAACAGCGGCCAACCTGCAAGTGACTGCTTCGCTCGCAGCCACACAAACTCTGGCCACTTTGACGACACTGACCACGCTGGTTAACCAGCAGCAAATCGGCGGCAATGCGGCTAACGATTTGATTCCCGCTTACATGCACCTTCAGGCCGATGGCCTTCGCTATAACATCACGGTGACCTAATATGCCTACGACAAACGGTAATCGCCCAATCCTAGACCTGAAGCGTTGGGAATACTGCGCTCCTGCTCCTGCCGCGACTGTGGCGGGGTCTATGATCTCATCTAGTCGCCACTATCGACAGCAACAGCTTTTCATTCCCAGTGTCACTACGGCTTTCATCTATCAGCCGAACGAGGATGGCTGGATTGCTATTCCCTCGCCCGCTTTACCTGCTGCTTCCCTGATCGCAGGCGCAGCGGCAACTTCTGGTGCTGCAAGCATCGGCAACACGGTCGGCGCGGCCAGTTTGACCGCAACTGCGGGTACGTTGAATAGCTTCACTACCAACCAGCCTCTGGCGCGAGACCTACGCGGCTACAAAGTTCATATCATGGCCGGACCTAATGCTGGTGCGGTTCTTGACATTGTGAGCAACACTGTCGGCGCTAACGCGGTCATCACTGTACCGACGCAAGGGAATGCGTTTTCGAACGCGACTGTCTACCGTCTGCTTACTCCTGTTTGGTATGTCAGCGCGGGCGGCACAATTGCTGCTGGTTCGTTCCGCAAATACTGCTTTGCTACGAACACTTGGACTTCGCTGGCCGTCCTGCCTGCGACGATTGCAACCGACGCAAAGCTGGTCGCCACGCCTTCAATCGTCGATGGCGACTTTAAGGCTTTTGCGACTGGCACGATCACAAGCGCGACAAGCACCACGGCGGTCAACAGCGTCAAAGCTTGGGCGACCAATCAATGGGTCAACAGCCAAATTCGCATCACTGGCGGCACAGGTGCGGGCCAAGTCCGCACGATCACAGCAAATACTGGCACCACTCTCACTGTCGCAGCTTGGACAGTCACGCCCGACACCACTTCGACGTATGCAATCGAGGGGAATGATAACTTCCTCTATTTGCTCGGCAACAACGCGGTCACCATGTACCGCTACGACATTGCGGCTAACACTTGGTCCACCCTGTCGCCTGTTGCGGCTCGTGCAGCAGCTCCCGGCGCTGGGATGTCAGCCCACTGGGTCCACACTTCTCTTGAGGCTGACTTCAACAATGAAAGCGCCATCATGGCAGGTCGCTACATCTACAGCTTCCAAGGTGCTGCATCAGCCAACCTGCATCGGTATGATATTGCAGGCAACACATGGGCAACGATTGCCTATGCTCCTGCTGTCGAAACCTTCACGACAGGCACCAAGTATGCCCTGCATCATGATAACCTCTACATTCAAAAAGAGGCGACAGGACGCTGGTTTGTGTTCGATACTGCCCGAAGCAATATGAGCGCGTTTGGCACCATGCTCTATCCGCAGGGTGCGGCTTTGGTAGGGGATACGGCTTTTGACGTGGCCTACCAAGATGGGGAAACCGAGATCTTTTACGTCTACATGCTACTCAACACTTCTCCAATACTGTTAAGGCAGATGGTGATCTAATGAATACCAACGAGCTTCTTACCTTACTTAAAAATTCTGTGACTGCGTTGCAGGCAGAGCGAGCTACTGCTAGCTCAAGCGGTCAAGTTGCTCGAGTTTTGGAAATCGAGATCAAAATCCTCGAAACGCAAACTACAATCGAACAGCTTGAAGGCGTTCAACCGGAGTAACTGAGTCATGTTACTCTTATTATTCTCTAGTCAACAAGCAATACTTGCCGCTCGATCAGGAGCGGTAGGTCGAGCCGCGATTGGACGTGTTGCAGTCGGTGCAGGAACTAGCGGTGCTGCTACCTCTTCTTCAGCCAGTGTTACTGTAAACGGTGGAACTTTTTCAGTAGGGTTCTCCTTAACTACTGGAACTGCAACCACTATCAGTAATCCAACTGTTACTGGCGGAACGTTCGTAGTATCTTATTCTCTTGTTGGAGGGATTGTCACTACAATCCGCAGTCCGACAGTTGCCGGTGGCGACTTCACTTTCACATACAGCTATGTCGCAGGCACCGCATCTACAGGAACCGGAGCTAACGTAAACGGTGGATCGTTCAGCGTTGGGTACTCCTTCGCAGGGGGAACTGCTACAGCGATACAGAATTCAACGGTGTCCGGTGGGACTTTCAACGTTGGATTTTCCTTAACTTCCGGAATCATTAGTGTTGACGATTTCTCCACTGGAGGAACGTTCACCATTGGATACGCCTTAGCAGGTGGAGCAGTAACGACTGTTCGTAGTCCAACAGTAGCGGGCGGAGTATTCTCCATTGGATACTCCCTCACTCCGGGAACAGTATCCACTGGAACAACTACGAATGTCAGTGGCGGATCATTCACTGTAGTATTCACCCTTACAGACGGTGTAGTCACCACTGTTCGTAACCCGACGGTTGCAGGCGGAGCACTCTCAATTGGCTACTCGCTAACAGGTGGAACAATTACTACTGTTCGTAGCCCAACTGTCACAGGAGGCGCAGTAGGATTCACTTACGTTTTCGCAGCGGGGATGGCCTCCACTGGGACAACTCAACTAGGTCAGCCGTTCATTGTAACCTACCTGCTAGTGGGCGGAACAGTCACGACTGTTCGAAATCCTACGGTTGCAGGTGGGTCTTTTGTAACAACTTATAATTTCTCAGCAGGAGCCGTTAGCTTAGGGGCAACTCCTTCGGGAGCTGCGTTCTCGTACACGCTTTCGTTGGTTAGTGGAACGGTTACTGCGAACCGCAGTATTTCAGTCGCAGGTGGAACTCTATCCTTTGGATATAATTTCGCAGCCGGAACAGCTTCCGCTGGTGGTTCGGCTAATCCCTCAGGTGGTGTGTTCTCTATTGGGTTCTCCCTAGTTAGCGGATCAGTTAGCACTCAGTCTAATTCAAACGTCTCAGGGTTCAACTATTCTATTGGGTATGCGATTTCCGCAGGAACAGCTAGCGGTGTAAGATTCGTAACTGTTGACGGTGTCAGCTATGTAGCAGGTTGGTCTTTGACCCCAGCTATCGCGTCGGCTGTTAGAAACATCTCGGTTGCGGGCACGAACTTCGCCTTCCCAATCTTCTTGGCTACTGGCTCAGTTACGATTGACGCTCTTACACCACCAAGAGCGCTGACAGTAAACTATTCTCTTTCCACTGGAACCGTCACGGCTATTCGCAGCCCAGTCATATCCGGTGGAAACTTAGGATACCTTTACGATTTCGCAGCGGGTGGCGTAGCTATATCTATCAGCCGCGTAGGCTTCGACTTTGGATTTAATTACTCCTACGATCCAGGTGAGGCCAGTGTAACTGAAGGTATTTTTGTAGTCAACGGAATTTTCACTATTGGTATCCCTTCGATCAAGGAATACACAATCCCATTTACTGCTGCTCAAGAGATTACGATTTACTTGAAAACAGCGTGAGCCGAGCGAGGCGGTTTCCTCGACAGGAGGTAAGAATGGAAGTCGATATCACCGAAATCGTGAACATGGTGTTTCAAGGTGCTGCTCTTTTGATCAGCATTATTGTTGGTCATTTTGTGAAACAGGAACAGGCAAAGAAAGCTATTCTAGGCGCAATCCAATTCGCTTTGGATTTCGCTAAGCAGAAAGTTCAGACTGGTGGCATGTCAAAAATTGAAATTGATAATCAGCTTGTCGCGCTGGCTGTAGAATATCTTAACAAGCGGTTTCCTTCAGCGATTAAACAACTCGGTATCAAGCAGGAGGACTTGGAAGAGATTGTACTTTCTCGACTTCCTAGTACCAATCGTGGTTAGTTAATTTTGAATCCTTAATGAACGAGCCTCCTGCAACGGGGGCTCGTTTGTTGTAATGACAATTGTCTTTGTTTATAGTACAACGAACGGAGATTTACAATGCAGACTAAAGAAACTGAGTTTTCAAAATTCGTGAGGACCACAGATAAAAGTTTTGACCTACGTCGTATCGAAACTGCCGAAGAGGATGGAACTGCGGATTTGCTTGGCTATCATGTGCCGACAGGGAAAGGTTTAACTATTGAGCTCAAGTCCCGACCAGTTAACAAACTAGGCAAAATTGATATGCAACTCAAACCCGACCAGCGTATCTTCCTAAGATGGGCTACACACTTTTTAACTTCACTAGTTGTTGTTGATTTGCAGGACGAGCGTGTGCTAATTCTTCCAGCGGTGAATACGTTAGGGTGGCATACAGGCACTCATCTAACCCAGGAGCTGCAGAGTTTGATCGACTTAGGTGGATTTGTCGTTCCAAAGGAGAAATTGCACGCTGCCCTTGCTGCCTACCTTACAAGGGCGGTTTAGCCTGCCTAAGCCTTGCCCTACCCTATAGCACAAACAAGCCACAGCGCAGCGCCCCAGCCTCCTAAAAGGTCTATTTATGCAGCAAACCACCCAACCCAAGCTAAAGCTAGAGCGAGGTGCTATAGTTATAGAAGGTCAGATGTCTGACAAGCTAGAATATACGCTTGCGACACTTCCTGGAAAGAGTAAGCGGCTAAACGGCACAGTCTATATTCATGAGACACAGCAGAATATGGACTACATTATCAACAGACATCCGAATATTCAAATGGATGGATATCTAAGATCAAAATATGTTATCTCATTTGACGATGAAGAATCTCAAGCCATTCCGGATTTTGCGAAAGACTATGTTTTTCACACCCAACCGTACAATCACCAGAAGAAAGATTTTTATAGATTCTGTGACGCTAATTTCTACGCCTTATTCTACGAGATGGGCGCTGGAAAAACTAAACTGGTCATCGATCTGACTGCAGTCAAATATCTAGCGGGTGATGTCAACACACTTATCGTTATTGCTCCCGGAGGTGTTCATCGACAATGGGCGGAAGAGCAGATACCAAAACATCTTCAGCCAGACATTCAAAGAATGTGTCATGTGTCGAGTGCTCGCGAATACAGAAAAGGTATTGACAACTTCGAGGAAGTCTTAGCGTTTGAGGGTTTAGCTGTTTTCTGTTTTCATTATCAAAGTGTCTCACTCGAAGACGGACCTGTACGAGATTTGATTAATCGAGTCATTCGTACTCGTAAGAAAGTTAAAGTAGTATTCGACGAGTCTACTGCGATTAAGAATGAAAAGTCTAACATCACAGAGTATATGCAAAGCCTTACCTCAAGAACAGTTTGTCGTGCGATTTTGGACGGCACACCTGTTACGAAAAATCTGTTCGATGTGTTTAGCCCCTTCAAGTTTTTAAGCCCAACAGTCTTCGGTGATAACTATTATGCTTATCGTGCTCAGTATGCTGTAATGGGTGGGTACAAGAATAAGAAAATCAAAGCGTACAAAAATCTTGATGAGGTTCAAAATAAGATTGACCGTTACGGAAGTCGTGTTCTGAAGAAGGATTGTATGGACCTTCCTGAGAAAATCATTGACTATACATTTACAGAATTGACACAGCAGCAGTTAGATACTTACTCGCTTTTGAAAGAGCAGTTTGTTATCGATATGAGCGAGGGTAAAATCCAAGACGTCGTTCGTGCTGCTAACAGAATTCAGATTCTTCAAGCTATCTTGTCAGGCTTCATACCTAACCCCGAAGATAAGCCTAAGCGGATTGAAAGTAATCGTGCTACGACAATGGTCGAGTGGTTGCGCATGAACGAGAAGAAAACAATTATCTGGGCAAAATATCACGAAGAAATTGCTATAATCAGTGAGACGCTTGCTAGGAGCTTCAACGAAGGATTCGTTGTTTACTCCGGACTCCAGAACGATGATCAGAAACAAGCAAATCTTAAAAGGTTTAAAACTGACCCAGGAACGCGCTTCATCATTGGCAGTAAGTCCATGGATCGAGGTCTAGACATAGTAGAAGGGAAACGGGCTTTCTGGTATTCACCGACTTACATGCTCGACCAGTATCTACAGGCTAACGATCGTATCCATCGTGGTGGTCAAACTGAGTCTGTGCACATTACCCGATGCACAGCGGGCGGAAAATACGTAGACCAACAGGCTTGGGATACATTAGAGATGCGTAAGAACTTTGCGACTGAGCTGCTAGATGTTAGAAACAGTTTCTTATAAGGAGTGCACATGAGCGACATCGACTTTGATGAGCTAGAGCAGGATTCCCAGCTTAGTTCAGTATCCGATAAACATTATGAAAATCTTTCTGAAGCTGTTGAAAAGCTAGCTATCCTTCGCGCACGTAAGGCTAAAGGCGAAACGTACATGAAGGAGATTGATGCTGAGATGGCTGATCTTCAACGTCGTGTCCTGCCAGCTATGATGGAAGCGGCAAGAACAAAAGACTTCACCTCCTTGGACACTGCTACCAAGGTGGAGATGAAGACCATCATCAAGGCTACCATGCCTAAAGAAAAAGATGATGACGATCATGATGAGCCGTACGAGGTACGGAAAAAGAAAGCTATTGGGTGGCTTGAAAGAAACAATCTTGATGATATTGTGGCACGCGAGATTTCCGTGACACTTGGCAAAGACTCGACAGAGCTTGCCCAAAGACTTCTCGACGCCATACGACTAGCTTCGAATGGTGCCGTGGAGCCAGAACTGAAAGATAGCGTCAATTATATGACGCTTAACGCAGTTCTAAAACGCCGTCTGGAGTCTGACCAAGAGGTTCCAACTTCAGAAGACGGCTTTGACGTTTTTACTGGCCGCATCGTAGATGTTGTGTCAGCTACAAAACGTAAGAGAACGTAAGAGCAAGAAATAACTAACGAAAAACAAAGGACTAATAACTATGACCGATGAAAAGAAAAAGGCTTCAACCGAAGTCGCAGAAGTAGAAGTCAAGGAAACAGCACTCACAACAGCAGCCCCGATGTCCATGGAGGATATGCTGGAATCTGACTCCGGCTCAGGTATGGAAAACCTGACCAGTGATGTTCTTCAGATTCCGTTCCTTACTATTTTGCAAGCGCTCTCGCCTCAAGTTACTCGCGGTAATGCCGAGTATATCAAGGACGCGCAGCAAGGTATGATTTTTAACACCTTGACAAAGCAAGTCTATCCAGCTATCGCGGCTGATGACGAGCCAGGAATCTTGGTGAGCGCAGTGTACTTCGCAACGAAGCATATTGAGTGGAAAGATCGCAAGAAAGGTGGCGGTTTGCGTCGTGTCTGGGGCGAAGACTTGAGCTTCCAGAACTCGCCTGACTACGTTTACAACGCTGAGTCACAAACTTACGTCAACGCAGATGGCGAGAGCTCTGTGATTCAGCACTTGGAAACTTATCTCCAAATGTTGGGCACCCCTGAGCAACTGGAGTTGAGCCAAGCTATCGTCAGTATGAAAGGTACTCAACTGAAGAAAGCGAAGATGTGGAATAGCTTGCGGACAAACTTGCGTGTCAAGACACCATCTGGAAAGCTCATCAATCCACCTTCGTGGTTCGGTGTTTACAGATTACGTACAGCCCTGGAAAGCAACGACTCCGGTAGCTGGTTCGGTTGGAAAATTGAGCACTACAAGAATCTGAACGAGTTCGAAGAAGGTCCGTACATCTACGGAGAGGCAAAACGCCTTTACGAAGGTATTCACGATGGTTCTATTCGTGCTGATGAGAACATGCGCAGCGTAGAAAGCCTTTCCAACGCTGACGTAGCTAGCGATATTCCGTTCTAACTGCTAAAAGCAGCTTTGCGAGAGTAAACCCACTTGGCTTCTGCGCAGGATTGTATATACCTATTCCTGGGCAGAAGCACCCAACTTATCCGTTTTGAGGAGTATGAAAATGAGTGAAGTCGAAGAAGTAGCAGCCGCAGAAGTTGAAGACAAAGCTGCGAAGGCCGCTGCAAAAGAAGCCGCGAAAGCTGCCAAGGCTGCTGAAGCTGCTGAAAAGAAAGCTGCAAAAGCTGCTGAGCGTGAAGCTGCGAAAGCCGCCAAGGCTGCTGAAAAGAAGGCTGAAGTTCCAGTGTTCGTCGGCCCTAACGCCGCGAGCGAAGGCACTGTTTATGATCGCCTGCGCAAAGTAGTTTCGGGTGCTGAAGGTTTACCAATGGATGAGTTGATCACTCACACGATCACCAGCGGCTTTGTTGCTGATAATTCCAAGGCGTTCACCGACAAGCCAGCATCCTTCTTGCGCGGCTACTTCACCACGGGTATCCGCAAGGGCTTCTTTGCGACCACTGCTGGAGCAGTTTACACGAGCGAAAAGCGTCAGCAAGCTACTCGCAAGGTAGCCAAGGAAGTTCCAGAAAGCGCATCAGTTGTCCTGTTGGTGTTGCAGCAATTGGCAACTGTCGCAGCTGATGGTGAAAGCAACGTCGGCGTGGGCGTCGAGCCTCAAGAAATTGTGAAGGCGTCCGAAAAGACGAAGTCCACAGTTAACAAGGCGCTGAAGAAGCTGGAAGAAGGCGGTTACATCGAGCTTGACCAAGTCGGTGAGCCTGACCCGAAGGACGTCGCTTTCCTTACCCAAAAAGGCTCGGATTACACAGTCGAAGCTGCGTAATTTCTGATTATCTTTTAAGCCCGATCCTAGTGCAGGATCGGGCTTTTTGTTTGAGGAGGACCTCCCATGCTTGTGAAGCCAATGTCTACTAGACCTAAGACTTACGAAGAAGCCCTGTCTCTTCTGGAATACTATCTTCATGAGAGGGAGAAAATTCGCTTAGCTAAACTCGGGGATAGTCACCCCACTTCAAGCGACCCTATATTGAAAAAGTATAGGTTTACCAATGTCCTGCGCGCCCACGATCGTACTACTCAATGGGGTGTAGAGAACATCTACAAGCCTTTGATGGCTGAGGATGCAGGCGCAGAGATTATTCTTTTGAACGCTGGTATCTTTAGATACTTTGGCACGACTGACTTTTTCAAAGAGTTAGGCATTCAACGCGACTTCCAGCCTGAAGTTATCATTGGGAAAGCACGGGAAATGCGCGCTCGTGGCCAGAAAGTTTTTACGTCGGCTTACGTAATCACTAACGGTGGTATCAGTCTGCCAAAAGAAGAGGTCGTAGTCAACCATTACATCAGGGCATTGTACACTAATATTCCCGAGATTCTAGGGAACTACGAGAACAAATTTGAAATCTACGCAAAGCGTATGTATCAGCTCAAGGGATTTGGTGGCACAGGTTTCATGACAAAGGAAGTTCTTTCCGATGTCCTCCTGTCAGGTGTAGTAGACTTCACTGACAAGTACGAGTGGAGTCCGGTTGGTCCTGGAGCCCTTCGTGGCTTAGGTTGGATGTTTCCGAACAGTCGCCACAATATTCCAAAAGGTGACAAAGCTGTCCCTCTTCTCCGTATGATTGCCAAGGACTTGAAGTTAGAGCCTTGGATGCCTCAGTTTGGAAAAGAGCTTGACCTTCACGGTATTCAATTTGCTATGTGCGAGCTTGACAAATATGCGCGAACGCTATATGATGGCGGCGCACCTAAAGCAATCTACAAGCCCTACTTCTAACTCGGAGCGAAGTAATGACAAAAGAAATGAGAATTTATATTCCCAGTCGGGGAAGAGCCGACCCACGGCTTCAATACACCTCAAGAATCCTTAACGATGCAGGTATCGTTCATTACCTAGTAGTTCGCCCAGACGAGATGGAAGCATACCAAATAATGCTCAATCATCATGCCGATGAATTTCGTCACACAAAACTTCTCGATCGTCCAGAGTCCTGCACGAACTTGTCACAGACACTTAGCCACTTGATTCGAGTATCCGCAGGGATTGGTGTGAACTGTTTGCTGCTAGATGACGATCTTCGTTTCAGCAGACGTATTAGCCAGAAAGGTCCAGAACTCCGTAAGGCTGACCCTCAGGACATGCCTGAGCTTATCGCACGCTTAGCAGCACTTCTTGATGGTGACGTGAAGATGGCTGGTATTTCTGCCCGTACTATGAACCAAAATCGCTATCCTGATACGGTTCAATACTGTGGTCGCCAGATGCAAGCTCACGCTATTGACACAGAGTTTTTCGTTGATGAGGGTATCGATCCTGCACGAGTTATCTGTAAGTCTGATTTTCACATGACGCTTTGCGTGTTGGAAGCGGGTTATCGTAACGCAATCATTTGTGATTACACCGTGGACCAAGCTTCTGGCTCGAACGCCAAAGGCGGAGTTTCTACCTACCGCACTGCTGAAGTTATCAATGAGGGTGCAGAGCTGCTAAAACAACTGCATCCCGACTACGTTAAGATCGTAGAAAAGGCTACCGTGTGGAAAGGCATGTCTGGCATCCGTAAGGAAGTCAACATCGGTTGGAAAAAAGCTTACAAGGAGGCTAAGTTATGAAGACTATGTTAGAATCTACTCATCCCGATTACGGTCTTTTGTTTATCGCACGAGATGCAATGAACAATTCAGGTTGGATCAAGCGCGATAGTCGTGCTGGTTTCACAGTTGAGTTTGAAAGCCCTGTGATCGTCAAAAACAGCCGTTACTATATTTCGTCTTCGCCTGTTCGAGATGCTAATCCGTTCTTCCATTTGGCTGAGTCCCTTTGGATGCTTGCTGGTCGCCAGGACTTGGACTTTCTTCTTATCTTCAACTCCACCTTCGGCCAGTTTTCTGACGATGGCAAGTTTGTTCGCGGTTCGGCCTATGGTTATCGCTGGCGTGAATTCTTTGGCAAAAATCAGATTGCTAGTATTATCAATGAGTTACAGAATACTGCGTCGCGTCGTGCTGTTCTAACACAGTGGTCTGTCGAAGACCTTAACATTGACTCCAAGGACGTTCCCTGCAACACTCAAACGTACTTCCTTGTTCGCAATGGCAAGTTAGACATGACTGTAGTCAACCGCTCAAACGATTTGATCTATGGAATGTACGGAAGCAACATTGTTCACTTCTCGATTTTGCATGAGTATATCGCTTCTGCGCTGAACATCGAGAAAGGCGATTACTACCAAATGTCAAATTGTTTGCACATCTACACGGATAACTCTGTGTTCCAAAAGATGCAAAGCAACTATCGTGCTGACTTCTCTGCTCCCGAAGTCGACAACGATTTGGCAGGCTATTGTGATAATCCTTACGGCTCATTGGTCCAAGCACCAATTGGTGACGCTGTGCAGTTCATGTCTGACCTCACTGAATTTTTTAATAAATTCGATGAGTTGCGTAGTACTGCCCCCGATCGTGATGCTCTGGAAGATTTGGGCCTAGCTCTTGGGCAAATCCGAGATACGACTTCCCCTTTGCTTCAAGATTTCTATCACATGGGCTTAGCCTGGATTTCTTTCAAGCGCAAACAGAAGCCTATTTGGTTGCCGAACGACGGTGGCACTATCTGGCGTTTCGTCAGTCAGAATTACCTGACACGTCGCAACAGGGAGATTCTTTCTTGATACAGAATCTAGCACACTTAGAGGATCGTTTGGATACGGGTGGTGTAACTCGCTACCACGCTGCCCCCGACGTAGAACCTCAGAATATTGCCGAACACTCTTGGAGGGTCTGTCAGACCCTCCTTTTCATTTATCCAGAGGCTTCTGCTGACTGCATGCGGTATGCCCTTGCCCACGACATGGATGAACGTTTCGTAGGGGATATTCCTTACTTTACAAAAGCAAAATTAGACATGTCGGTTGTCGAAGCCGAAGCAGACAAACTGTTAGACAACTTCATGGACTCCACGGATGTCCGTGGAACAAAACTTCAGAAGCACGAAAAACTACTTGTTGATTTCTGTGATCGATACGAGCTAACCGTTTACTGCCTTAGCCAAAGGACACGCGGGGGACGCCGTATAGCGCTCTCGGGTATTAGTATATGCTTGCGTACCCTAGACGAGTTTAGAGCTATAGCTATTAGCGCCCCTGTTCTACGAACGCAAATCTATGCGTTAGCACGCACTATGGAGTTGCTAGTGTACGAGGCAAATCTATCTCTAAACAAAAATTGAAGTGGCGTCTGACGTTTAGGTAAGTTACACTAAAACACAAACAAGGAGAGCACCATGATTGACCAAGTAGGTGGTAGTCATTATTCTAGAGCAGGCAATTTCCAGCATTGGGATTTGTGGCTTCTTATTCGACCTTTTGACGGTAACATCCTTATCTACGCAGCTACCAAGTATCTTGCTCGCCTTGATATGAAAGAGCCTTTGGTGGGTGTTCGTAAGTCTATCTCTTATCTTGAGAAGTATCTTATCCACGTCAAGCAAAAAGCTGCTAATCCACAAGTGCCGTTTGCTGTCTGTATCTCCCAAGAGCCTACGCCACTTGATCGTATTCTTCAAACGCTTCCAACGGTTGAAACTGACCCACGCATCGTTGGTGTGTATATCGCTCTTAGCGGACATCCTACCTTGAGTACTGTCGAAAATTGCGTGAAAGTTCTTAAGTCCTACGTCGAGGACGAACAAAGAAAGCCTGTGGCGGCTGATGCTTTTAACATCTGATTTTCCAACCAGCCTGCCGAAAATACGTGTTGTCGATACAGAAACATGTGATCCACATCTAAAACGTCGAGGTCCAGGCTGGCCTTATTATGACGTTGCAGAAGCCGGTATTATTGGGATAGGTGTTTTCTGTCCTGAAAATAACCAGAAATTCTACATACCTATCAATCATGCTAATAGTGAATGTGTAGATATTGACACTGCAATGCGATGGGCCGAGCAGGTTCTGTTTGATCCTGATTGCACAATGGTCTTTGCCAACGCCGAGTACGACTTAGGGTGGTTTCATCATCACGGGGTAAAATACAACGGCTTCAAAATTGAGGATGTTCAAGTACAAGCTCCATTGATAAATGAGCATGAGTTTAGCTTCTCGCTCGAGAATCTTTCTCGACGTAACAAAGTCGCGCAGAAAAACGAAGAGGTACTTCTTCAATATGCTCAACAAGTTGGTATCGCTTCAAAAGATGTGAAAGCATCGTTGAGGTTCATGCCTGCTGATATCGTTGGGCAATACTGTGTAGACGACTGCATTGCAACATGGGAGAATTTTCAAGCGCAGCTTCCAGAAATGGAACGCCAAAACCTTTGGAGCATCTACGAGCTAGAGACTTCGCTTATACCGCACATGATCCCAATGCGTATGCGTGGCGTTCGTATTGACCAGGATCGTTGTGAGGTAGTCTCCAAGCAATTCTTCGATTTGGAGCAAGCGGCTCGCTCGGTTATCAAAGACCAGACCGGCATTCATGTTGAAAGCCCTTGGGCTTCAGCAGAGCTAGCCAAGGTATTGGATCATGTGGGTATTCCGTACCCTACTACTCCCAAAACTGGTAAACCTTCTATTAAGAAAGACTACATGGAAGGTCTACCTGAGCATCCTGTTATTGATGCTATTATCGACTTCCGGAGGTTCAACAAAGCACGCACGACTTTTACTGAAGGCTTCTTTGACGAGTTCTGCATTAAGGGTCGTGTTCATACGAACTTCAACTTGTTGAAAAGCGACGAAGGAGGCACCATCAGTGGAAGGTTATCTTCCGACAGCCCCAACATGCAGCAGATTCCTGCACGAGACCCTGAGATTGGTCCACTCGTTAGGTCGATCATCTTAGCTGAAGAGGATTGCTTATTCGCCTCGTTAGATTATTCCCAACAGGAGCCGCGACATACTGTTCACATGGCTTATCTGTTGCGTAATGCTTCAGCAGCAGTCTTGCGTGAGCAATTCATTCTTAATCCTAAAACTGACTTCCATCAGATGAATTCTGACCTTACAGGTATTCCTCGTAAGGCAGTTAAGGAAATTGGTCTTGGCCTTGCTTACGGAATGGGCGGGGGTAAGCTAGCTCGAAAACTTCGACTTCCGTTTACTTTGTCTAACTTCCGTGGCAAAGAAATTGAGAAAGCTGGCCCAGAGGCGCAGGCACTCCTGGATAAATTTCATGCCCGTGCTCCGTACATCAAAGACTTAGGCAAAGAGTGTAAGAAGGCTGCTCAGTCGCGTGGCTATATTCGCACACCGATGGGCCGAGTTATCCACTTCCCAACAATCAACGGCGAAGTATGGAAGTCTCACAAAGCACTGAACGGCCTTATCCAAGGTATGAGTGCTGACGAAACTAAGCGAGCAATGGTCATGTGTGCGCAGGCAGGATTCCCATGTGCTTTACAAGTTCACGACGAGCTAAACTTTACGCAGTTCAGTAATCCTGAAGACACTTATGTTGTTGCGCAGATTATGCTGGATGCTATGATAACTTCTGTGCCTTCCAAGGTCGACGTTGAAATTGGTAAGAGCTGGGGTGAGTGTGAGTTGTATGAGTTTAAGACTCATACACTGAAACGTTCTTACGTGGAACGAGATAGCCAGGAGCTACTTTATGCAGCATAGTGAACCGAGTAAACTAGTCGTAGTTGATGGAAATAACATTTCCCATGCAGCTTTTCACACCAGTCAAAACATGCGGGATAGTCGTGGTCGTCCAACAGGAATGACTGTTACTTTTCTTAGTATGCTGTTGTCTGCTAGGAAAGCTTTTAATTTTCCATGTGAGTTTGTCGTCGCTTGGGATGGGAAAAATTGCTGGCGAAAAGGTCTGTACTCTGAGTACAAGGCTAACAGAAAATCCGAGCCTGACACTGATTATCAGTGGTCTCGAGAAATTCTAGAGGAACTCCTGCCGTCTTTGGGTATTCATCAAGTTCGTGCTAACTGCCAGTTCAAAGGCGATACATACGGGCTAGAAGCTGATGATATCGCAGCCTTGTACATCTACACAAATCAGACTCGCACCTTGGTATCGTCAGATAAAGACTGGCTCCAGCTTTGGGATGAAGATGGTGACCCTGTTCGCATTTATCGCAGTGTCCAGAAGCAACTTATCGAAACCCAAGAAGACTTCCAAGAGGCTACGGGCTACTCTTCCGTTGAGGAAATGCGTTTCTGCAAAGCTCTGACTGGTGAGTCAGGTGACAATATTCCAGGTATCAAAGGTGTTGGAACAGTCACTGCTCGTAAGTTTTATCACAATGAAATTGCTGCTGAGAAGCCGGTGTATCGAACCATCACTTCTTGGTTAGAAGACCCGCTCGGTTATCCACGTAGCTACGCACTCTGGAGCCTCGACCTAGAGTGTATTCCTAAGGAGCCCAACTACATGGGCGTCAACGGAACTAAGAATGCTGAGATGGCACACAACGCTCTAGATAATATTGAAGCTTCTAAACTCATCTCGCAGCGTATTTGGGATAAACTTTGGAGTTAAAGTAGCTTGCAGCGAAACGCAGAAAGGTTAGTATAAACAAATGCAAACCTTTCTTCCTTATCCCTGTCTCTACTCTTCTCTACGTTGCCTAGACTATCGACGCCTAGGCAAACAACGTCTCGAAGCCAAGCAAATGATAAACGCGCTGACCGGTGCTAGTTCCGGTTGGCGCAATCATCCAGCTACTGTCATGTGGGATGGTTACGTTCCCGCGCTTATGCACTATCACAATCTGAGTATCGCACTTTGGGTCGAGCGTGGCTATCGTAACACCATGCCCATCTTCGTAATTGACAATAGCCAAGTTCAGTTACCTTTCTGGTTTGGCGACAAAGATTTCCACTCAGCTCATCGTGCAGCTTTGCTTTTCAAAGATTACGACTTCTACTCCAAGTACGGTTGGGCAGAAGAACCTAAGTTGGATTACCTATGGCCCTAGACTTCATACCTAACGACCAGCAAGACAAAGCCCTTACCAAGATTCGCAAATGGTGGCAGGACGGCGCACGCAAGCCATTTCTGTTTGCGGGTGCCGCTGGAACAGGTAAGACTACCTCTGCTCGTATGGGTGCTGAGCAATGTGACATCCCTCTAGAAAAGATTAGTTTCATGGCTCCTACGGGTAAAGCTGCCCGAGTCCTTGCTCACAAGACTAAGCAACCTACCAGTACGATTCACTCTGCTATTTACAGCGCCAATCGTACTCAGGTTGATGATCTTCGTGTAGCACTCACTGAAGAAATGAAAGACCCTAATGCTAACGAAGAAGCCATCTCAGCTTTGGAAAGCGAAATTTCAGAACTAGTCAACAGCAGCGACGGTCCAACTTTCCGCTTCAAAGAAGCTCTGCTAGGTCAAGGTGTGATGCTTATCGACGAGGCATCAATGATTGGTGCTGACGTGTGGAAAGACTTAGTTAAGATTCAAGTACCTAAGATATTCATCTTTGATCCATTCCAGTTGCCACCGGTCAAACAGAAATGGGGCATGGAAGGTATGGAGCCTGATGTCTTTCTAACGCAGATCATGCGACAAGCCGAAGGCTCTGGTGTAGCTAAGGCAGCGGCTGACATTCGGGAGGGACGTACTATTCGCGCATACGGCGATGAGTTCCAAGTTGCTCCAAAGGGCCTGCTCACTGTGAAAGACTACGCCGAGAATTTTGATATCGTCTTAACAGGCACTAATGATCTGCGCAAGCGAATGAACAAACTGTTACGCAGATACGCTGGATATCCCGAGGAGCCCGTAGTCGGCGACAAAATCGTTGCTCTCGCTAACGATAAAGCCACGGGCATATCTAACGGCGAAGTATTCACAATCACTAGCATCAACCGTTCGGGCAAGCGGGTAGCTAACTTTGATCTTGTTGACGCCTTTGGAAATAGATTCCGCAGGATTGACGCCTATCTCCCAGTGTTCAAAGACGAAGCTCTTTCCAGTGGCGCTCCTCACCATACCGTGTCGTTCACTTATGGATACTGCCTGACCGTTCATAAGTCTCAAGGCAGCGAATATCCACGTGTTGCAGTAATCGACTCATGGAAAGGTGCAGATCACGAGAAGTGGCTATACACCGCAGTCACTCGTGCTTCAGAGACATGCACGTTAGTAACTTCCTCTTGAGTGCTGATCGATAGCTATTGAGAACAGCATGTGTAATAAACTCCAATCAGGAGTGATACATGCGCGCTTTAATTTTCGATACCGAGACAACAGGACTTTGGAATAACCGAGCTGCTCGAGGAAATCCAAATCAGCCAGATGCAGTTCAGCTAGCAGCGATGCTTGTAGACCTCACAACGTTCAAGCCAATCTCGTGGCTAAACGTTCTGGTTTCAGACGCCAAACCTTCAGAAGAAAAAGCTTTAGAAACTCATGGAAAAACACCTGAGCTGCTAGAGCAGTTCGGTGTTCCAAGGCGCGTAGCAGTAGCTATCTTCAATAATCTTTTAAAGAAGACTGATGTTCTTATTGCACATAACATTGAGTTCGATTTGAACATCATGGCGCAGGCTTACATTCTAGAAGGTATTGCTCCTCCTGATTTTCCTCCGCGATATTGCACGATGTTGTCCAGTGTAGATATCTGTGCTATACCAAGCCCTCATCGCAGCGGGTCTTTCAAATGGCCCAAACTCATTGAGGCTTACAAATTGCTAGTTGATCCTGAAGGGTTCTCTAACGCACACGACGCTCTCGCAGACGTTAGGGCGTGTTTTGAAATTCTAAAAGTCCTGCACCAGAAAGGATTATTCGATGTCAAGGTTTGATGACGATCTAGATTTCTCAGACGAGGATGAAGGCATTGAAAATGAGCATGAGCCTTTTAATCCGTACATGGACAAGCCGCCCTCACTTCGGGAGTTAGTTGAGTACGGAATGGAAGTTGATCATGACGGCCTGCCGGTCATGCACGCATCACTTCGGCAGAAGCACAATTTCGTTCTTCAATTCTTCGAGTCGGGTGACTGGGGAACAGCTTACAAGATCGTCTTCGACGCAACAGCTGGATCGAAGGAAGCGCGTGACAAAGCTAACCAGCTTATCCGTGGCGATCAGTTCATCCGTGATCTGCTTTCGGTTGCTCGTTCCCGTGTAGAAGAAAACACTGCTGGCCTTCTAGCTGAGCACACGGCTATTCTCGCGGTACTACGCGATGGAGCCGCTGCGGATAAGAAGTGGGCCTCTGCCGTGGCTGCTGAAGTTCAACGCGGGAAAGCTCTTGGCCTTTACACTGTCAAAGCTGAAGGCGGTCTACTAGATGCTCAGCGCGAAGGCGAGACGATGTCCGAAGACTTCATTACGGAAATGCTTTCCAAGCTTCGCGATCTACCCGAGAACGAGCGCAAGAATATCGCTTCGTTAATCGCAGGTTAATATGAACGCTGTTCGTCAAGTAAGTATGATAGCGGCACTTCGTGAAGCGGCTTTGCGAAAGGCCGCTAGCGAAAATCCAGCTGACTATTGTCGCTACGTGCTAGAAGTCGAACCTGCTGAGCATCACATATTGATGCTTAATGAGCTGAACAGTGTTATCGAGGAGATGTTAAAAGGTCGCAGCGCCATGCGCTTGATGATCTTAGCTCCTCCTGGAAGTGCTAAATCAACTTATACGTCACATGGATTTGCTTCCTATGCAATGGGAAGACTTCCTGCGGGTTATAACATCGCAGTGGGTACGCACACTGATGGCTTCTCGAAATCATGGAGTCGTAAAGTTCGTAACACCTGTCGATCACGCAGACACTTGAATGTGTTCCCTAACTCGGGGGTTAGCAAAGATCACGCTGCTGTTCAGGAATGGTCAACACTCGATAATAAAGAGTTCTTCGGTAAAGGTGTAGGCGGGACGATCACTGGTAAGCGTGTAGACCTTTTGATTCTGGACGACTTAATCAAAGGCGAGAAGGCAGCTAACTCCAAGGCTGATCGTCGCACAGTTATTGATTGGTACCTCACTGACGTATATACACGATTAAAGCCTGGAGCATCTATTGTCATCGTTAACACACGCTGGCATGAAGAAGACCTTCCAGGATATCTAATCGAGCAGATGGAAAACGGCGTCGGCGAGCCTTGGAAGATTCTTAAACTTCAAGCACTTTGCACCGATCCTGAAAACGACCCAATGAAACACCAAGTC